GTTCTGGTTCTGGTATGCCATCAAGGGGTGGAAGGCTTCGTAGAAAATAAATAGTAAATTATTATATTATTATTAATTATTTATATATATTAATAATAACAACAATAGAATGATTGAGCAATATAAAGTATTATTAGGATTATTCGCAATTATTCTAATATGTTCAGGCAAATTATTAAAAGATTATTTTTATCATAATCATCTTATTGAAGGAATGACTGCTCAAGCCGTTGTAACAAATCCAACGATTCTTTATCGACCGGCTATAAGTGCAACATCTGATCAAACCGGTTCAAGTTTAACCTTTCGCTTTACAACTGCCACATTAATTCCAACGAGTGGAAATTTATCGTTATCTTGTTCAAATAGTCAATTAACTGCTGCAGGTGTAGTATTACCAACAACGGCATCTAGCTATGTTGCAACTGTAACAACTACGACAAATGTAGCCGATAAGCCTATTTCGTCATTTACTGCATCACCGGTAGCCGGAGCTACATCAACGACCGTGACATTTACACCATCGTTTGGTGCAAACGAAGTAACAAGCGCAGTTCAACAAATGTCCGTAGGCACTACTATTCAAATTGTTGTGAGTGGTGTAACAATACGTAAAGCGACAGCCTCTAGCGACAATACAAGCAAAACTATTATATTTACGATAGCTGGAGTAGCTACCGATTCTACTACTGTAAATGTTACTATTGAGCCTCCAAAAGTTATTGGTATCGCCGGATCTTCGTCCAGTACAAGTGATATAGAATCTGCATTAACTGGATTAGACGCAGCTATTACAGCAGATCCAACGAATCAATCGCTAATTAACGCAAAAAGTGCATTAATTCAAATATTGACAGACACATATGGTACTGTCGCCGGAGCAGGAGCAATATTCAATAGTGGTAGCTTATATGATGCACAAAAAACAGCACTCGATTTTATATCGAAAGAAAAAGCACGAACAGATAAAAACGTTCAAATACTCGAAACTGATAACAGTAATAAAAAACGTATGTCGCAAATAAACATGTATTATACTCAAAACTACCAGGCAAATACTGAAATTATGAAGTATATTATTTACATGTCTTTCGCATTAATTGTTTTAACACTTTTAAAGACAAAGGATTATATCCCTTCATCTATTGCAACTTTAGGGACAATATTTATTTTAACATTAGGTTCAATCGTTATCGGTAAAAAACTATTTGATATCTTACGCAGAAATGATATGGAATTTGACAAGTACGACTGGACATTTGACCAGGACAAACTTGATAACTCAAAATTAGTACAAACGAACGCAAATCCTGCAGATTTAAGTATGCTTGCAAGTATGAACACTCCTGCACCATGTTATGGCCCAGGTTGCTGTGATTCTGCAGGGACAACTTGGTATGAAAAAGGAAAGAAATGTATGACTACCGCCGCTGCCGCTGCTGCTGTTGCGGCTGATACAGCTGCTGCTGCTGCTGCAACCACTCCGGCTGCTGCTGCCACCACTCCTGCTGCCGCTACTGGAACGTAAATCTATTTCCACCGGCAAATCTCAATAACCTTTTTATTTTCATGTAAATTTTATAATCTAATATTTATAATAGTAGATTATAACGACAATAAAATGGGGAAACTAGATGAAGCAATAGAAGAAAGTGAAGACGCGTCTGATAAGGATAAACAAGCAGCGCGAGAAGGTCGAAATATGATGGCTGAATCTGCATCAAGTGGAAATGACGCAGTCGCCGATGATGGAAGCGGAGGTGCAGCTGGATCTATGAATGTAACCAACGACCTTGCTGACATAAAAAAAAATGTGAATATTGCAAATAAATTTATAGAGAAAGGCGGAGTATCCGGATCTAAAAAAGATAATTATGACATTTCTGTTGCATATAATGAGTGGATAAACGCTAGAAATAATATGAAAACCTGCCCAAATAAACTAAAAGAATCAAGCATTCGATATGTTGCATTAGTCGATGGTAAAGCCTCTGAAAATGAAATTCAAAGTATGTATAAATCAAAGGAGCAAATAAAAAAAGAATGTGACAACACACCAAACATATTATTGGAAAAAGCTACTATATATTTAGAAGTAGATCGTCGCGTCAAAGAAAACCAAAAAGCCGAACAGAATAGAATGCCTGTAGAAGGTTTTCAATTTAGGTCCGAATTGGGCCCAATTAATAAAAAATCCGGTTTTAGTGTATATGAAAATTTAGATGATGGTGACGACATTTTCTCAGGAGTAACCGGAATCACCGGTGATACTACCATAGAAGAAATAACCCAAGAAGGTTTTGATTGGTATCGAGGTAAACCTCGTTCAAGTGGTGTTACTATTGAAAATCCACGCTTACCTCTCTATACAGAACAAAATACAAACACAGGGCCGGGTACTGGAATATTGAAATGGGATAATTTTTACACAAATTGCAAAATACAAGGTGATCCGGCAATAGTTGCATCATGCGAGTCTGCGATGAATAATAAAAATACATATATTAAAGCAATCAATAACTTATTTTTTGAAGCTGACACACTAATAAATGTTCTGTATCAATTAAATACATCTGGTGGCGCATCAGGATCTAATTCTGGAAGTGTTAGTAGTTCAGACAACGCTGAACGCATTAAAGTGTTAAAACAAGTAGTAGATAAACAATCATCGGAAATCGATATTTATAAACAGAAAGCGCAATATAGTTATGAAGAATATAATTCATTAGCCGGGATCGAAAGCACTCTGTTATTTATTTATTATGCACTAGTCATTATATACGTAACGTTGTTTCTTAGAGATTGGTTTTTATCTAGAATGACTTTTGACATACGTAATGTTATTTTATTGCTTATAATTATTTTTTACCCGAATTTTATACTTACATTTGTAGTATGGTGTCTTACAGGATTAAGTAAATTTATTCATTTGCTTGGTATAAAAAATGTAGAATTCTGGTGGTAATCAATCATAATAATGACTATTGTTATTATTATTGGTATTATTGGTATTATTATTGCTCTTGACGTCGTCGGTTTAACACTCGTCTTCTTCTTCTTCATCTTCATATATAATCTTGCAATTTTTCCAACCCTTACTTGTAATTTTGCCAAACTTCTTCGTCATATAATCATACAATTCGTTACTTTTTGGTATATTTTTACCCCTTTGAATGACATACCACTTCTTGAATTCTTCGTACAATTCAGTCTTCTTGATAACCGACCCTTCATCTGCTCGAATCTTGTCGCGAAAGAACTCAGACAAGTAATCTTGATTATTTCTATACTTATTACTGCTAGACATAACTACAGAACATGATTTAACCGTTCCTCCCGTTTCAAATGCCTTCTTGACTAACATAGACATGAAGATATTCGCCCAAATCTTCAATTTCACGTCCAGGTTCTTATCGATCATGAACTGATATGGCTCGTCAGGGTCATCGTCTTTTGGTTCTTCGCAAAACTTAGACTTATAATTGCACAAACGAATTCGACGCCAAGTACCATCATCATTACTATTGATATCAAACAATACATTCGTACATACAACCAGTTTAAATTGTGGAACAAACGATATGGTATTTTTAAAGAGCGCTCGAGCATTCATCTCGTCACCACCAGTTATTTCTTTCAAAATACCTTCGTTAATACGGTCTCCTTTCGTTGGCTCTTGCATAACTGCATAACGCACACCTTTCAGAACTGCAAGCTCCGGAGAAGCTCCACCGATCATCGCGCGTTTTTGTGTGACCGCAGTAATCGGCAAAACCGCTTTGTATTCACCCAACGCAGCAGACATCAATTCGATCAATTTAGATTTGCCGTTACTTCCACCACCGATATAAATATTAAATGTCTGGTCTCGATTTACACCAATCAACGTCGATGCAAGATGTTCCCACATATAATTTCGTAACTCCTCTTCCGGGAATAATTGCGCCATAAATTCATTAATTTCGTCGATTAACTTCTTATGTTTTGTTTCGTCCAACGTAACATAATCAATCTTCGTCGTCTTCGACAAACTATCATCAGGCTGACCTCTTCGAAATATCTTTTGATTGAAATCGATAACGCCATTTTTAAAACAAAGCAAATGTGGTTTTGTATCGATAGACTCTACGAAATCCTTGTCGTAAAATTGCTCTCGAACCTCACGCATAATATTATTTTTAAAACTGGTTGTTTTCAGTTTTGTGCAAATTTCAACGATACGACGTGACCTTTTTCTTGAAGACGTATATTGTTCAGATGTAGGATCTAATCCTGACGTGAAATCCATTATCTCTCTATGTTTTCGCGTATAAATGTCATGCATGTCCTTTGAAATTAGCGCACGCAAAGTATTTCCCTGATCACATTCAACCCAACGGTGTTTATCATATTCATACCAGAGATTATCCTTTACACTCACACACACAAACCGATCCTTGAATATCGTATACAATACTGTCGCTAAGTCTACATCGGTTGATGCATCATTTGTCGTCTCGTTACATATTGTCTGATGAATATAGTTGTCGATTGTCTCTTGACGAATACGATTATACTCATCAATACAATCATTTTTTGCCCAGTACATGATAGATCTACGAGTCAAGCCATCGGGATTATAAACAAACCCATTCCATGTATCGTAATGCTTCATTATGTCATCAAATGAGAACTTGGTGGATTTTGTGCTGAAAAGCATCCAAGTCAGAAATAGTTTATCGCTCGTATTATGAAGAGCTAGACCAACGCGAAGCCATTTATCGTACGGTTCATAATAGATTTGCGGGAGAGCCATCGCATAATAATGCGTTTCTTTAATTTCATATTCCTTTGGCTCAAGTGATGAAAGCATCGTTTCTACAGCAACATTCAAGTCAGAAATATTCTGTATTTTATCCATCATAACGATGCCATTTTGCACACAACCGTTTCCTCCACCATTTACAACCAGTCGGACTTTTCGACCGTCGCCACCACCAGTACTCCGCTGTTTTTGCTGATTCGCAAGACCGTCAAACTCCGCTTTAAGTGCAGTATTTCCATTAATCAACGGATATAATGGATATATAAAATCAAGCGTTTCTTGACCCGGCGTTGTGGTTGCCCCTGCGAGTTGCGGAGAGGACACGGCAGATTGAACAGACAATTTTGCAAAATTATCTTTGACATTAAATTTGCCCTGTTTCTCTTCACGATATGACCATGAAGAATCTCCGTCGTCCTCACTATTTTCTTCTGAACCATCACTAGTAATCTTATTACGCGACATAACGAAATGATATTTCATCATATATGCCTTATGCCCAGGTTTTCTTGAACCATATAATTGCCAGTTCGTATGACCACGAGAAATACCTTCGTCCAATACATCATTCCAACTATTTGTGATCGGTAAATCTGTCCATATTTCGGGCAACTCTTTCAACATTCTCGAGCGCAACATTCTCTGTATCGGCCGATCCACAGTCATACCAATCATCATATGAATTCCGTCCTTTGTAACATCGTCTAATTGGTTTACATCTGATTTTTCAAATATATAAACAGGAATGTCAACGTTATCTGGCAGTTCGACAAGTGTCGCCAAAGTATCAAAATACACACCCATCATGTCAACAATATGCTCTTTTGTGTGCTGACGCTTAGTTATACTTGTATCATACCTAAAATCAAAATCCACCATTATTGGACCACGTTTAGGGTTTTGTTTTTCTGTTAAATATTCTTGCTTACCATGCTCAAATACATGGCCGTAATACTTGCTCCAGAAAATTGGCAAGACGCACGGCGGAATCATGTATGCCCCACCACCGATATTAAGTGCCTTGTCTCCAATCCTTGTATGCGTAAATGCATCGCCAGGTTTCGAAATATGATGTTTCATAAATTGTTCATATGACATACTTCCGCATAATGATAAATATGCAGCAATACTTTCGTTATTTGTACTCCCGTCAGATATTTGATCTACTACAACACCATGTTGTTGACTCATATCGTTATTAATTATACTGAAAATACTCTTTAATCGTTACTGAAATACGCTGTTTTGTTTTAATAATCTGGTTATAAAAGCTATGTCAATCAGAAAGATATAACACACTTGTTTATAATATATATAGTCAAGTTTTTATATCTCAATTTTTCTAAATACCATCCCCAAAAAATGGCCAATTTAGTTTTTAAACATTCAACTTTGCCAAAAAATTAGGTTAGTTTTCTAAAATTATTTTGGATTTTTTGAAAAAAATACTTTTGTAAAAAAGTGCGTCCAGACGGTAAATTTTTTTTTTGAAGCTAAAAATATATGATTTGCAGCATATATCGTCACAAATCGATTTTTGTGACTGACCGACATATATTCTAGACGGATTAAAATTTAACCACACGATATATCGGTTCGATCATGTGAAATGCTAGATTTAATGACCGATCCCCCGAAATATTATGTGGGTATGACAATAACCGAAGACGTAATAATAAACATAAAAACAAAATGTTATTATTACTATCAAATATATCAGAATGGATTCAACAACTACAGGAGATGAAACCAAGACGGTTACGATTTCAAAAGAAACAATACTTCGACTGTTAAAAGATATCCGATATGTAATGACAGATCAATCTTTGGAATCAGACGGAATTATGTATAAACATAGCGAAACAGATATCTTGACTGGTTATGCGTGTATTGTCGGGCCGAGTGACAGTATTTATGCTGGTGGTTATTATTTTTTCCTGTTTAAATTTCCGACAAATTATCCGCATTCTCCTCCAATTATTTCATACTTAACAATTAATGGTAATATTCGATTTCACCCGAATTATTATGCAAACAAAAAGGTATGCTTATCTATTATAAACTCATGGCGTGGTGAACAATGGACGGGTTGCCAAAGCATTAGATCTATATTAACTATTTTTCAGAGTATTTTAGACAAAGAACCTCTCTTACATGAACCTGGAATAAAGCAACAACATCATGATTTTAAATCGTACCACACGATAGTTGAATACAAAAATTATGAGTTTGCATGTATGCAATTATTGACGGATCTAAAAGCAAATATTTCTATTGAATATTCTTCCGAGTTTGAAGATTTCATGTTGCGTCAATTTGATAAAAATAAAGATAATATACGTAGGAATATTGAAAACAACTCTAAGACAGTTGCGCCAATCGCATATCGAATATCATTATATGGCGGTATCATATGTAATGTTAACTATTCTGAATTATTAGATTACTATGACAAGATTTTTTATCCAAAAATTATCGGAAAAATGAAGAAACATGAATGATGATGTTTTGCTACTACTATAAAAGGATTTTAATTGGAATATTATATTTAAATTGAAGGTAATAATAATATAAATATAATATAATAACGACTATAGTCAACCCGCGCGAATTACATTTCAGCGAAGCGTTATATAAAATCAAATGCACTTCTGTACAACTTGTAGTAATATGTATTACATCAGCATCACGCCTGAAAATGAACTTCAGTATTATTGTCGAAATTGCGGAAATGTCGATAATACAATTGCATCTGATAATATTTGTGTTTCTAAGGTGAACATGAAGAAAACTACAACTACGCAATCGTTTGCTCATGTTGTTAATAAATATACAAAACTCGACCCGACACTACCGCGGATTAAGACGATTCGTTGCCCGAATGACGAATGCATTAGCAATAAATTATCCGCACAATCGGCAGATCCATCTGTTAAGAAAGAGGAAACCGAAGTAATTTACCTTCGATATGATGATACTAATCTTAAATATATCTACTTATGCACCAAATGCGATAAGGTATGGAATACTGAACAACACTAAATAAAAATGTAACAGCGTCTTGACATCAACTACGTCGATCGCGCGATGTCTTTGACATTTTATTACTTTTTTTCATAAATATATGTAAAATTGAAACATAATAAAGTAATTTAGTATGTATATATAGACCTATACTTTTGGTTGACATGCCGAACAAATCCAAATTAGATGAAGAAATTGAAGACGTTACGAATATTGTAGATAAATCAATCGATGACCCAGAAGCTGGTGGTCTAGATTCTGATCAGGACGATGATATTGCGGGTAGTGAATCCGATGCGTCTTCTACAAACGAGTCCAAATCACAAAATGACGATGACGACGATGACGATGATGAGACAGAAGATGCTAATACAGATGATGAAGATGCAGGCGACGATGAAGATGTGGCAAAAGAAAAAAACGATGAAGATGAAGATGAAGATGTCATTCCAAAAACTGCTAAGCAGCTAAGAGTAGCTAAAAGGCGTGCATTATCTAAAAAAAATATAGAAGATGATTTAACTCTTCTGGGGGTTCCGCACGGGTTGAACTTTGACGATGATGAAGATGAAGATGAAAGCGATGAAGAGCACGATGATGAGGAATATTTCCAAAAGTTGAAATCGGACGTTCGTCAAAACTTTGCCGAGACATATCACCCAGAATCATTTTCGCATAATTACGATGAGATTCAAACTCTATCTAGGGTGATTAGAAACAGTTTTGGTGTCATTATCGACGACTTGCATCGTACGATTCCGTTTATGACAAAATATGAAAAAACCCGCATTTTAGGACAACGCGCAAAACAATTGAATGAGGGCGCGCCTCCTCTTATTAAAATAGACTCAACTGTTATTGACGGTTACTTAATCGCTGTAAAGGAATTAGAACAGAAAAAGACCCCTTTTATCATTCGTCGTCCACTTCCGAATGGCGGTTCAGAATATTGGCGTGTACAGGATCTTGAGATCTTATAAATTAATTATTGTATTGTATATAAATACGTCTTGTTGATTACGTTTTACACATCAAGAAGACGTCGGTGTAATGGGCTGATATGATATATCGTATGTTGATGTTATAGAAAATATATCTAATGAATCTGGCTGAATAGTTGATTTTGTTATTTTTGTTTCATATTCATCTATACACAAATTTCGAATATTTTCATCGGAACTTATAGAGTGGATATAATCACTATCATTACTTGTAACACTCTTTGTTAATGATTCGTTTGATTTACTATGTTTACGTGGGGTGTCTATACTACAATTTCGTAAATAATTGATTGCAAAATCAAAAAAATTAGCACATGTTTCTCGTTTATTATTTTGATTTGATGCAGCAGACGTAGAAAATGTAGATTCATTTGTAGATACAGATGTGTCTGTGTCACACGATGCCGATGATTCACAACTGTCGCATCGTGGGATTCCCATTTTTGTTGTATTCATTTATATAATATGTACAATATTATAATTAACACTTCCATCGTTTGCCACATTCTAAACATGTTACAAATGTAGTCATAGGTTCATCTGCTGACCTGGTTTGAAGTTGATAGTACGTACACTTTTTAGATTTACACTTGTTGCAAGTGAAATTGTCGGTGGAAGCTTCGATGTTTGGCTCGTATTTTTTCTTGTCACGTATTTTTTTGTCGTCAATTAGCTGCTTCCATTTTTCCGGGCAAATATCCTGATGAGTCATAAATGCAAACTCTTGTGATTTAATTTGTTCGGTAATTACCAAATTCGCAACATCTGGTTTTTTTAAATTAATATAAACGGATCGAAGACGATCGATATATAACGTGACGAAATATGGATTTGACCATTTTTTTACAATATTCTGTTTTGTTGCGGTCTGAATTGTCCAATTATACACACCTTTCTCGATATTTGATGCAAATGTATCATCATCATTCAGTAGTGGAGTGAATCTCTTTCGAACTTGATTTCTAAATTCATCTGGATTTGCGATACTTGTAATAGTTGACATGCGTCTTCAATCCCTAGAACGAACCGTTATCTTATATATAATAATACATCGAATTCTCTTTAATCAATTTTATAAAAATTATCATTATACAATATTTATAAAATATGTTTCAAATAAGTAATTAACAACTAACTCGAGAATGATCGTTGTTTACGGGTTATATTTATATTTTCAATCAAAACAAAACTGTCATTTTTACTATGGAATATACATCTCCAGTTTTTATTATTTGAAATTTCAGTTATGATTTGTTTTCCTTTAATATTATTTATATCAGTAATAAAAATATACATAGATCGATCTTTTATAGCTTGGAAATCAAAGTACGTCGTACAGTCGCCACCGTCCAATAAAACAAAATCAAAAATTTCAGGTAATTCTGGCCTTTCTAAAAATAAATTACATTTTTTCATATTATCCATATCAACATCAAATTGCGCTTTGATATCTTCATTATTTAAACATTCAGGAAATAAATCGTAGAAATTAGAAGGTACTTCGTTCCACAAGACTTCATTTAAAATATGTACATTTGGATTATCAATATACAACTTTGCTGCATTTTCACATTTTTCTTTATTACATTCGAGACTATAAAAGCTATAACTATTATCATTAAACCTATCATTAAATGCATTTAAAAATGTTTTGGTAGAACCCATACCATTCCAAGTTCCGATCTCCAAAAATGTTTTTAATTGAGTATTTTTCGCAAAAGCACAAATATGAAAACACTGTGAAGTGTTTATCATTCGGCCAACATTATTGCTAAGATCTAATAAATATTGTTCTGTTTCATTTTGGGTCCACGACATTAAAAAAATAGAATACTTATATATCAAATACCGATATTTATATTTATATTATTATTATTATTATAATATTCTAATCATTTAATCGTATTCGTCCTCAACCAGTTCATCTTCGCTTTCTTTGGCTATATCTTCTGTTTTGATATTCTTTGCCTTTCCTTTTGGCTTCCCTTTTGGTTTTGCAGAACGTAAATCAACTTTCGGCTTTTCTTGAACTTCAATCGTTATTATATTTTCTTTTGTATTTAATCCCGAATCATTAACATTCGAATCTTCTACATCAGGTTCGTTATCTGATTCGATTTCATTACTGTTCAACGTACTTTCTGTTTCTGTTTCTGTTTCAAATTCACTTTCACTAGTTACACGATTTTTGCGCTTTGAACCGCCACCGCTTGATGTTGATAAATCATCTTCAACAACAAAATCGTCCTTCAAATAACCATTTTTTGTCTTTTTTGATGCAGGAACCATGTCCAATTCATCTATTTCATTTTCATCTTCTTTTGCAGTTGCAGAAAGGTCTTCAAATCCACCAAACAATTTTTCATAAATAATGTCCCATCGATCTAGAGTTAAATTACATGTGATCTCTTTATCAATACGCGAAACGAGCGCGATACTTCCAAAAAATAAGATATGGTCGATCGGTGGAGGTAATTCATATTTATTCTCATCTCCAGCCCTACCATCAGTTTTACCCCATACATCAACATATATATATTTTGGCACATCTTCTTTAATACTTTGCCTCAAAATATTGGAACGTTTGTTTCGAAACCGGTACGTATGATAACAACTAAACCCACTCGATTTTGTATTACCACATTTTTTTGAAAGAAGTTCGGTCAATTCTCGAATACCAACAATCGTATTCGTTTCTACATTCATCTCCTTTGCTTTACCAGATTTCGAGATAACAATTATACCGGTTTTATCAATAATATTTTTACTGGATTCTGGCATGGCTTGATTCGAAAGGTCACAGAACAATAATACGATTATATATATGTATAAATAGTTTCTATATCAATTTATTCGAAATAATCAATTAATAGATATATTCAACCTGTGATGTTTACGTTTAAATAACCCAACAACCCAACCCAACAACCCAACCCAACAACCCAACCCAACCCAACCCAACCCAACCCAACCCAACCCAACCGTATATGTATTAAATATAAATTGTTATTGAATATATTGCATATCACATTATTAATAAAGATGTCTAATGTATCGAATAATATGGTTCGGCGTCAAAAGAAGAATCAAACTGCTCGCCAGGCCATGATGATTTCTGGGTTACAGACTATCTATCGTAATGATTCTAATAGTAATGCAGTTAAAAAAAATATACAAAGTGAACGACGAATATTTTTTTTAGATATAAGTTTAACTGAGATAAATGAAAAATACGCAAAGATCCATCAGATTATCGAAAATGGCCGCCTCCGACCCAAAGGTACAGAAATATTTTTTTTAAACAAAAAACATGAACATTTAATAATTAGTGATAAATGTATATATGAAATAAAAACCGAAAAGATAAAACAACAGGCAGCCTCCAATCCATTACACAAACAGCATCACGATATAAATACGGCGTATAAACAATATCTTCAACCAAAAATACTAATTGACGGTGAAACAACTACAATCGAAGTAAACTCAACTATAATTCATGATTCAACAAAACAAACGGAATATACTGTTCCTGTATTAATCGATGAAAGTTATTTTAAAATACCTGAACAGACCACAGATCAACCTATTTATACTCATCACATTCCAACAGATCATATATACATTACTCGAGTAAAACATATTATCCGATTTCATAATAATGCACCGAATGCATTTGTTTTTATATTTGATGAAACCGAAAAGCGTATTATTGATTTCTATATGACTACTGAAAACGGAATTCTCTCGAATAATGATAAATTGAACAATTCATTTAAGGACGATATGATTTCGTTTTTATTACAGTTCAAATTATGTTCATAATATACACATTAAAAATACAAAGACATAATTATATTAATAATAAACAAGGAATAAAATGATATGGTTACTTCAAAATGTCGTATTTTCTATAAGTTTAATCGTAATACTGCATTATTTGTATATCTATTTCAAAGCTACATTAACATCTCCAAGAGTAAAGGATCTCATACATTGTCCGAAACAAAAATATGAAACGTTATTTGATACGATTGAGAGGGGGAATCGTGGAAGTGCAGATTTTTCATCGATAGTTCCACAAGGAAGCAGTTTAGGAATACCCGCTCATCTTACTATGCATTCTAATAATTTACCTTATACATCTCAACACAATAATGCTAGTGGCGATGATTCGAGCAATATCAATAATCCTAATCACCAATTTTCAGATAATCAACCGATTTCAAACGATAATATGAAATCCGAACTAAAAGCGTATTTAAAAACTCTTGGATTAAAAAAACAATCACAAAATCATTTTAAAATTCCATCTATTTCAAATTGAAACGTCGAAATGAGTAAAATGAGATTATACACGAATTAACTAAGTTAAAGCAAATTTGTTAATAATATTAATAATACATCATACATTATGCGTGTGTTACAGTCAGCCGAAGCGGCAGGTTTACTTAAATATTTTCCCCAAACGCGACTTTCTTATGAAGTAAATGTTCATAAGAAAGATGAAACATATAATGATGAATGTTTTATTATACCAAAGGGTAGAAAATGTGTTGCATGGGCAACCGAATGGAATAGACAAAAAATAATTGCGATTATCGAAATTGCACCTACAGTTAATCGTGGCGCGAATACACAAAGATATAATAATAATCAAAAATATCCACAACAACACACACAATCGACCGGTCAAGATTCATTCTATTATTTCAATCAAGCAAACGGTTGGACACCTGGACAAGTAACAATCTATGATGTATGCTTTCATGGGTCTTTATCGTATGGATCTGTATTTTCCGGTACTCTATTTAAAGCTACAAAACCCCAAGGACAGATACCATGTTTTTGTATTCAAAATATATATTGGTATAAGGGGGAACAAGTATCAACGATACGGTTTAATGATTATGTTCGTCTATGCGAACAACTATTTGGTGAGCATAATATTCGCCAAGTATCATATACTACAAACGGGATTATATTTGGATTACCAGTAATGTGTGCGAATGAACATAGTGCAGACGAAATTGTTTCATCATTACCTTATAGTGTATATTCTATTCATTTTCGTACGAATAATATGCATTCTGCGCGAGTCCATCAAAAGGTATTACTTATTAATGTTAGGCAACCCGAAACAATATATCAGGCATCTACTACGAAACATATTATTGCTGAAAGAGAACAATACCAACAACAACGAACACCTACTTCCACTATGTTATCAAAGATTCCGGTAATATCACCAAAAATACCGTTCGTAAAACCGAACGATGACATGTTAACTAATATCCAAGCAGTATTTATTGTTAGACCCAATATTCAAAACGATATTTACGAATTATTTGTTAAACTGACAAATCGATCATCGATGTCGCAATCATCGTTGCAACCATGCACCTTTCATAATTTTGCACATATACCAAATTACAAAACTAGCGCGATGATGAACTCGTTATTTCGCAAAATAAAGGAAAATGATCGTCTGGATACGATGGAAGAAAGTGATGACGACGATGAATTCGAAAATATTGAACAGGATAAATTTGTATCATTAACAACAGAATATAAAATGGTATGTCGGTTGAATAAAAAGTTTTGTAAATGGGTGCCGATTTCAGTTGTTTCACAAGGTACTTCGGTGACCCAAGACGTAATTACCGATGTTAATATCAAACAGCACGAATTAAGATACTTACCTAAAAAGTATACTAAACGATAATAAATACATTCATATGATTAATATAACCGTGGCCTGTATTATGATGTCGTCTTGCAAATTTAAAAACATAGTTCCAATCATACAATTGTTGAATAAAAAGGTGCCGAATATAAAACCATATTATAGCGTTTCTTTGTCGTCATCACCGAGTCTAATGAAGTATTTAACAACAAATCGGGTTGGATTATTGTCTGGATCGTCAACACTTATACACAATACATTACCTTATTCGTTGTCATCGTCGTCGACGTCGTCGTCATCGTCGTCGTTGTCGACTAACCCGATTATATGCAATAATACAAAACGTTCTACCATAGATATCCTGTATTCAAAACAATCAAATATTCAACAATATGTGGTTTCGAACGTTACGGAATTGAGAACATTATACGCGTTTACGCCGAATGCATCATTTTGGATAAAAACGAATACGTCACAAGATGGAATAAACGAATCTAAGAAGATGTTCAATTATGTATGGGAAAACAAATGTTTGTATAGTGGATTATATTATGATGTAACTGAATTTTCAAATGAACATATTCCGGCTTCGGCATATTCCCATAAAATTGCCATGAAATACATATTTAGCAATTTGTTTCCTCATCTTGACGAAATCGGTTTACGGTTACATAACATACACATAAACGGATGTAATGAAATTACGAGTGTGCAAAGTATGATCGATTTACATTCTATATTTAAAGAGTACCAAATTTATAGACAATTATCGAAAAGGGGTATTGCGTTACAGTTGTCGGTAGATAAACTGTTTGATCTACAATTATTAAGAGAAGAGAAGATTTATAATTGAACCAACGGCGAATTCTGGTTAGTGTTATTATTTTTTATTTTAGTATAGTATAATAATTGATATTTCGTTATAATGCAATCACTTTTAGGCGGTTCCCCGAAGCGTGGATCACGTAAAATTCGTTTATCTGGTGAACACATGAATCTCCAGCCATCGGCACCGATCAGCGGGCAAAAGATTCGTAAAATTAAACCATTTCGTTTTCGTCCTGATCAAAAAATGTATTTAGATCGGCTGCGTTCGTCTCCTTGTCGTAGTGTAACCGAGAGAAAATGCAAGAGTCGTAAATTAAGACAAAAGTGCAAGATGGCGAAGGGTCAAAAGCGTTCGTTCTGTCGTAGAAGGACCAATAAGAACTACCGATAAACTACCAATTGTCGTGAATCATATAATTAATATATTTTATTAATTATATTATTCCAAACAAAATACAAATGGCGGCTGATAATTTTTTAAAGGTTAATCCATTAGCCGAACATAACGGAAATATTGCATTATCTAGCAACGAAATTCCAACCGTAGGCACCGGGAGCTTTTACCAGGGGCAGGGAGGACGCGCGTTTGTTCAAGGCGGTGGTGGTGGTTCATACTATGGATTCAACGTTGGTGAAAACGGTACAGAACATACAAGAGGATCATATGCACCTATCGTTATAGGTAATAATGCAAATGCGTCATCATCGAATATGTCTTTGAAAACTGGCGGCGGTAAACACCGAAAGAGGTCGTCAAAACGTAAGACCAAAAATCGTCGTCTTCGATATTCTTCCAGAAAATACATAAAAAAAGGTAAACGTCGCGCAAATACTATTCGCAAACGCATGTTATCCAAATATTATAAATCTCATAAAATGCAACGAGGCGGTGCTCCACAGTTTCAGTCAAACGGCGACATGATTGTAGGGTGGGGTGCACCAAACGGCAGTAGTCTACAAACAGAACCAAATGCTGCATATTCAGTTGGTGGGACGGTTACACCAGCGACAACGGCTCTTGCAAACCCTGCTCAGGTGACTGCCTATAACAGCGCACACCCTGTATTATAAATATTCGACATTCTCATTATAATTCTCGTTATCATGTTCATTCTTCGAGTTGAATCAAGCATCGTCCATTTGTTTTTGGAATGGTTGATTTTATTTTTGCTTTTGCCTTTGTTTCGGTCGAAATCGTTAGACTACCATCATCTTCATCAATTTCTATGATATCAGCGTCCTGTATAACAACGTCCAGATGATCATTCGATACTGTTTTTCCTAACGCATTTGAACTCGTAATCACCGGCGGTTGATACTTTACATTCCACTTATCAGAATAATACCCTTCACTATCCGTCATAATAATCTTATACCTTTGCTTGATATAATATGTCTGTCGTTTTAGCCACTGTGCCCGAAATACGTCCTGTGGATCAATTATATCGATTACTAATGGCGATGCATGTTTCACACGCAAAATTCTACCAACCGACTGACACACGTCCGTTTTCGGCGAAGCCATGATCAACGTTGTTAATGTTTTTATATCCAAACCCTCCGACGCCATCGCGTATGTAGCAACAATAACCTTTTTACTTTCACTCGCTTTTAACGCAGCTTCCTTCATACCACCAACATAAAATCCGACTGTTGCGATCTTACGATGTTCAATAGCATCATGAAAATAATCTAGAAGAGAACGATTATGCGCAAGTATCATGATTTGTTGATCTGGATTTGTAGCAAGTTCCTTTTTAATCACATCTAATATGAACTCACTACGACGGTTATAATTACATACTTTAGATATCATCGTACTAAATTTCGGATTGCCACGATAATCATACTCTGTCGCATTAAATTCCGAGTCTTCGACTTTATACTGGATTCCCTTCACTAATACACTATGCGTCGTTGTGTCATTTTTCTCCTTATGAACAACATCGCCGAGAAAATGCTTGAAAACTTTAGTCAATCCATCTTTTCTTACCATAGTTCCAGACAATCCAAGTGTATATTTAGTAACTATTTTCATCATACATCGACAAAATACTTCCGCCGACATATGATGACATTCATCGTAAATGGATAGCCCAAATGTGTCGAACATATCTTTAGGATATTCTTTCATAGATAACGACTGCAGCATTCCAATAACGATATCCTTATTATCAATATCAATCGTCTGCCCCTGTATCATTCCGACTCGTGCGGTCGGAAGAAACTGTTGGATTCTCTCGATCCACTGGTTTAAAAGGAAACTTTTATGCACAATAACAAGAGTTTTCAGACGAAGACGAGAGATTATATTCAACGCCATTACAGTTTTTCCTTTACCCGGGTCAACATCGAGTAATCCGCCACCACCCATACCCCGGTTTTCAGGCTTCGTTACCTGATGTATATATTTATCTATGATAATCCGCTGATATTCTCGCATATCACCAGAGAATTCGAGAGATTCATGGACTGATATTCCGTGAGGAATCCTTGTTTCCTCCGGCATTCCGTATATTTTAGTCCCATAAAACCGAGGAATGTATATTTTTTTGGTACATTCTCTATAAATTGGAAATTTAGGCGGCTGAACAGGCGCTTTAGGAATATATGCACCGACAGTCAGGTCGTCCTTTAATAATTTTATATCTGATGCGTCCATACATTCTTTCAATAGCGTATATCCTCTCGGACCATAATAGGTTGAAACAGTTTCCGCCATTATTGAATTATCGGTAAATATCAATATGGAATATACCCTATCTCGATTATAATCGGTCTCGATTGTAAAATATGAGTTATGTATAGATTAATATAGATTAATATGTTTATGTTCGAGAGATTTCAATTATATGTAATGTTAGTTTTAGAATATACAAAATAAAATATAAAATTATCATATATTAATAAGAACAAACAATATTAATAATGGATACTTTCCGTACTTTGATGCGTCAAGAAAAGCAGCATGAAATGGTTATATTTGTGCTGCTTGTTTTATATATCGTATTCACTCCCGCAGTTCCTTTAGGTATAGCAGAATATGCTGAGAGTTTGTACGGACAACTTTTTGTAGTTATTATCGCAATTACGATATTTTTGAGCACAAATCCGGTTGTCGGTATTTTAGCATTTTTTGCAGCGTATGAATTTATTCGCAGATCGAGTCATGTTACCGGTACATTCGGCGTTGAAACTTTCTCACCTACCGAAAAGAAAAAGGCAGATGTAATGGTTGCTATGAACCCTGAACCATCACAAACTCTTGAAGAAGAGTTGGTTAAACAACTGGTACCGATCACCCCGAATAATGACATCGGTTCTTCTGATGGCGGATCTTTCCAGCCAGTTCTCGGCCCTCTTTATGGTGCAACTGAACCCGATTATGACGGTGTTATGTAATTAGGCAACCGGTTTGTTATGTTATTTTATTAATTTTTCGTATTTAATAAAATATTGTTTATTTTTTTACTATTATCTAATCGTTGTTGATAGTACGTTCAGCCTCCACCACCGGCACCACCGCCGTCAGCAGCAGCCGCCGCCGCAGCAGCTTCTTTTCTTTTACCCCACCAATTTAAAAATCCAAATCCAACTGCAAATATAATGATTGCTACAAAAACTCCAAATAGAACACCTATAAACGTTTTAAACGAATTACTCGCCATTATCCCTTTCCAATCGATACCTTTCGTTTTATCAAATTTTTCTCCATCACCAGGTGTGGCGCCTTGATACAATATTGTTCCATCATACCCAGCATTATCACATTGTAGATAATAATCGTCGCTTCCAGAATTATTTGCGCCACTTTTATTATACGAATAAAACGTTTTAGTTGTTGACATAGTTGCTTGTATTGGCTGGATTGCAGTAGATGCACGGTTTGTTGTATCAGTTAAACTTTTAATAGAATCGCGCGAAACCGTTATTGCGTCTTTTTTATGATATACAACATAAGTATGTGTTCCGGTCTTTGATATTAAATGCTTACCAGTATACGTAAAAAACCCAACTTTAGGTATAAGATCGCCTAAATTGAAATTAGTAATAGAGCTTATACTCTTAGGCGTTTCTAATGATGTTGGTAAGTTTTGTAAAATTTCATTCATAATGTTTGAACTCTGCTTACCGCTACTTCCTACATCGAGTGGAATGCTTACTATCAAATTATCTCCATTTTGACTTACATGGTATGCGAGCAATTCTGCCTTTGCTGTATCTCCGTCATATTTATGCAAAGAAGGCTGGTAGATTTCGATTCTAACTGCTTTATACCCAGTTTGATTAAATATAACTGGGTATGTAGTTGATTGATCATATGGTAATTGTATATTATTTGTGCGTTTTATTACATTACATGCACTTGGACTGTATACAAATGAAAACGTGCAACTTGAAGTACAATTTCGAGCCGGATCGCTTGCGATATTTGCTACTATATCTACTGGCGCATCATCACCAAGTGCCATTATAGGTGTATATTAGAATATCTATTTATAAGATAATATTTTGCGATTACTATATATAATATTATATATAATTTATGTATATGAAATCGAATGAAATTATCTCGGAATAAAATACGAAAATTATATAAACAAAGGAACCAGAGTTTGAAGAGAGTAAAACATTATAACAAACCTAAACAATATAAAAAATACACTACATTTAGACGAAAACAAACAGATGCATCTACATTAATATCTGCAAACAACAGTCATGATAGTGATAACCTCACGATAAATCGGTTGTCGCATTTGTTTAAAAAAACACTAAAAACGTATATACCCAAATATGAGTTATCTCGTTTAATTAAAAAATACAAGAATAAACGTAGAGGGAATAAATATGTTATGCGAGGAGGTAAATTACAGGCCAATCTTGAACAACTTATTAAAGACTATAAAGATTCGACCGATTCCGCAATAAAAGAAGTCAAATTAGGAGAAATTACAGAGTTGGTTTCTTCTGGTTTGACTGCAGGAGGATACAAGGCTGAATATGAAACATTAATAAGTGTGATATATGCGGAACCCGCTAATACTGAAGAAAAGACCAAATTATTAACTCTTATTAATCCAGCCCGTGTAGCGGAAGTAAATTCAAAAGTCGACCCAGCACAACCACAATCAATTAAACAGGTAGAAACCACATTATCTAATTCATCTCAATCCGGTAAGGCTAATGAAGCAGGAGCGAACCAACCTGCTGTATCATTATCGCCTATAGCAAAACAAACTGATGTTAAAACAGCAGCGGGAGCGGAAGCAGTACAAGTAGCAGAATCTACTGACGTCGACGCAGCAAAACAAAACGAAGGAAACGCTAGTGCACAGGCTGCAACTGACAAACAGAGTGCAGAAGGAGCAAGAGTACCAGAAACACAAGTAATATCAAAAGAATCAAAACCATTATCAAATACCCCTAGCTCTGGCTCTGCAAATGAGGAATTAGATGATGATGTTATTGAATCTGAAGTTATCGAATTGAAAGATGCATCATCATGTAAAGATTTATTAACAGCTTTGTTAAATGATCGTGAATTCAGTTATGTCACAGTAAGTAAGAGTGGTAGTGAAGAACAAATCAAAAATAAAACTAATTTTATTATCGGGGCGATACGATATGGTAGAATTCCGAAGAAGGAAGAGTCTGCAACGCCTGCAGCAGCAGTACCGGCGGAGCCAGCTGCGGAAAAATCAATACTAGATTTCACTAACGGTGAATCTGTAAGTGTCGCTGCGGGCGATCCAATAATAAAAGGTGATGGCGTATTTATTAATACGCCAATAGATGGTACATTTAATGGCGGAACAGCCGATAATATAGACATAGCTGGTATCGACAAAGGTAAATTCGGAACTATTACGTCAAAACGAGTATACAAAAAAGGCAAGCAAATCGAAAGAACTGAAGATATACCAAAAGATGTAACTTTTGATGATATTCGCGTTGAAGTCAATTTTCCGCCGGATATAACAGAAGAATCCCCAGATCTTACTCAGTATTTATATAATTTTAGCGCGAATACAAGTGTTAAAATAAAACAAACACAAGAAAGTTGTGCTGCTTTTCTTGAAAAAAATAAGGACGATGATAAAGAATCGACAAAAGATAAGATGAAGAAGGTCGCGGCTCTGCTCCCTAAAATTATTAGTCAACCGTCGAAGTTTGAGAAATTTAAAAAATTACTATCTGACAAATTTACAGGAGGAATAGTGGGTTTTAAGGAATTATTTAAAAAACGTGAGATACCTCTTCCTCCAGAAGTAATTGACGGGTTGAAAGAACAAACCGAAGATTCCGAAAATTGCACTATCGGAGCCACATCACCCGACCCAATTACATTAACAGTAACAACTGATCCCGATGGAACTGTATCAATTAAATCGTCTTCAGGACCAGGTACTCTACCCGGGCTTCTTGATAGTTTGGCTAAAAAAGATGAGGAAGACAAAAACAAAGACAAAGTAGAGGGCGATAAAGGGAAGAATGCCGCCGGTGATACCGCAAATTCCGCAAAATCTCTGAATGTTGCGGGTGAAGGTGAACAAGTTGTGGAACCAGACGCAAACGAAAAAGCTGTTAGTGGTGATGGTGGTAATTCAGGTGAGGACGATGATGATGATGATGAAGGCGAAGGCGCAGGTGCAGGTGCAGGCGAAGAACAGCTCGCCAGAAGCCCAGGGGACGCTCAGTCAAAGGGAAACAGTCCTTCAGAAGTACCTGCCCCTGTAAAGACTAGACCTAAGGATACAGCTGCTCTGTTAGCCTCTCGAAGAGAAAGAAAAGTAACCCAAGCAAAAACGGCAGAAGAACAAAAATTAGAAATGACTAGAACCGCTGTATCCAACACCACTTCAATTACCACCCCGATTCGCCCAGATGTGGATAAAAGTTTAACTGACTATAAGACGATATTTGATAATGTAGAAAAAACAGTTAATGGATATTTGAATTATGATGTTGGAAAGACGGATTCTGATTCATCATATAAACCAGAACCATCGTACCCACTAACATCATTTGCGTTAGTTTTTAATAACAATTTTAACTGGAAAGAAAATGTGGCAAATCAGGAATATCCAATATCGCCATATAATTTGCAATCAAAACTACCGGCACTTAATCGTATTTATGAAACAAGAAACAATTTGAACGAAGCATCTAAAAAAATTATAGATAATGTAAGAAATTATGTTACAAACATAATAGATCAAAAAGTAAGAACCGGTGGGCCTGATGCTAATGCTGCAAACCAATCGGCATTTCTATCAGAAATACAAAAGTTACTTCAAACTAGCGAGTTTAAAGATGCAACTAATAAACAAAATTTTATTGATAGAGTGAAAAATAATTTGGGGCTTAATATAAATGATTTTTACATGAATGAAATATGGACAAACTTTATTAAGCCCTATGGCGACCTGAAAAGATTTGTCGAAGCAATTATAAATACAAATTCAATAATAAGAAAACAAATAGACGGGTTTATAAAACAAAATAAAGCCTCTAATTTAAATTCTGATAAACAAAGATCTACCGGAATATTAACTCAAATAGAAAATATTCTTGATAATGTTAATACGCAAAATGGTGTTTTTAATGTTAACATATTAGCTATTGCATTTGATCTATTATTTTTACAATCATTACTTAAAAGAAAAGATATTGCTATTAGTAAACTAAGAAAATTTAAAGAAGAATATGAAAAAATTAGAGACTTGTTAAATTTGGCAAATACTCGTATAAGTGAATTTTTCGGAATTTTAAACAATAAAAAACAATTCATTTCTGGTTTAAAAAAAATATCCACACAAGATAATCAGACTATAATTAATGAATTTAAACGTTTGTTATGCGACGCTGGTGCTATAACATTATATTCGAAAGATATAGGTAGTACCTTGCCCGATGGTGAATTGAAGCAAAATATACTTATGTTATTTAAATTAATAAAAGATTCCTTCGAAAAGGAATGTGCTAAATGCTCTACCTTGTTAAATTGTTCTGGACCGAAATTGCAAACATTTTTAGAAAACTCAAAAAAAATTAAAGGCTTGATTGATGGTATTATAAGAAGTGTAAACCGCGAGATTTCAGATTTAGAGAGTAAAATTAATAACGTAATAAAAACTCCGGAATTTAGTTTCGATCTATATGGAGTTAACACTACGTTTACAGACGTAAACTTTGATAAGGTTAAAGCTAAAATCGATCAAACTACGAGTCAGGTCTTAACTGACAAATTAGATACACAAATAGATGCTACCCAAGGAGATGCTCCTGAAACAAAAACTCAGATCGACATTTACACTACGGCGCTCAAAGGTTTAAAAAGTTTATTGCCGTCATTATCAGTAAATGCGTTTAATGGTGTGTCTATGGATAAGCTATCTGAAGGTTCTATTCGTGCTGCTGCTGCTGCTGCTGCTGCTGAAGCGAAAACTGCTGCTGCTGAAGCGAAAACTGCTGCTGAAGCAAAGGCGGCGGCTGATGCAAATGCTGCTGCTTCTCGTCGTAATATTGATGCTGCCGCTGCCGCCGATGCTGATAAATGGTGGGCTGATAAGCGCAAAAAAGACAAAGCAGCAAAGGCGAATTTGGCGGCTACTTCTGCAGCATCTTCTCTTCCTATTGCCCCTGGATCTATTCTATCTGCTGGAGAAAATGCTGCAGCAAGTAATATTGAAGCTGTAGTTGTTGATAAGGGTGCTGATGCTGATGCTGATGCTGATGCTAATGCTGATGCTAATGCTCATGCTCATGCTCTTCAAACTGTAGATATACATCATGTAGATGTATCAGATTTAAATGATGAGGACGGAACTCATAGACCACTAACCAATAACTCTCCCGCTTCTCCTGCCGGTAATAAGTTTGGCACAGTCGGAGGCAAAACACGACGAAACAATCCCAAAACGAAAAATAAACAAACACGTAAACAAAATAAAGTGATATACAGAATACCCCATAAATCAAGCAGTTATAAGTCCAAGATTGGAACAACTAATAGTGCAAAGTCCAAGAATACCCGTAAGCATAAATAATATAAAATTTACATCAACATACATGATAAATGATGATGTAAATAAAAATGGTATTCTAAAAGGGTAGATAACGTAATGATGCGCTATCGTAAGCGGTTACTTTAAATGCATCGTTATATCCTTCTACGAACACGACGTCTCCCGAGCTCACATTATTGCAACCATATTCGCCAGTTCCGCTTCGCCCATTTACCGTAACAGGTAATTTAATTGCATTATTTTTATCACTTAGAGTATAAAATTGCCATTTATCACGATTTGCGAAAAGAGGACGACCGATTAATGGTAATATTGTTTCTTGTGTTCCACCATTTCGGGTTAATATGCCAACCTGGCGATATGTAGTGTCTACTGACTGCGTGGGAACATTAACGCGCATTCCGAGACCGCCATAATGCATCGTACCCACTCCACCGCCGCCACCCATACCAGATACACCACCGCCGACACCGCCGACACCGCCACGCATATCATAAATCGATGTCATCGATCCAGTCGTATTATCTCTAAGTGGTGGTACATAAGGATTCATCAATACATCTTGGTTCGGCGATGGACCACCCGCGCCAAAATCAAGGAAATCCGCGGGAGATGTAGTCATCGACATGGGTGTAAATATTGCAGTAGGTACTCCATGTCCGTGACCGTGACCACCGTGGCCGTGGCCGAGACGAGACGCAACAAAAAATACAACCCCGATAATTATGACTACGATTAATATTAACGTTAAATTCTCAAAACAAAGAACACCTGGAGGACATTTTCTGGCCATTTGATTTATTTATATATAAGATGCTCCTAAATATATATTGTATCTATATATTTAGAATTTATAAGACATGTATACTACAGTAATATGATTATTACGATTATGCAGAGGCTTCCGATTTTTTAGCTGTGCCGGCAAATCCTTGCAACATAGTTGAAATACCTGACAATCCACCTTCGCCAGTCATCTGCGCCATAAATCCCTGCGCTGACTTCAATAATGGTTCGATGTCCTTCATGTTATTCATCAACTGTTTCTGTTGATTCATGAGAGATTTCGTTTGGTCGGTTAAACCGCGAACACCGTCCTCGCCGATAATATTCTCGATGTTATCGTATGCTTGTTCTAACGTAGACGCATAATCAATCCGGTTGCCATTATTGCTGGTTTTTTCATCGTGATCTTCTTTACCGTCATAACTAGCTGGCTTTAATTTCGCCATTCCTTGCTTTTTTGCGGGTCTCTGAGTAGAAATTTTCTCGACGGGTGGTGTGGGTGTCTTCTTATTTTTGTCTGCTTCATCAGCCGGTGTTTGACCGGTTTGACCCTCGGTAGTGGTGGGTTTGGTTTCCGAAGCAGGTTCCTCTGCTGGTTCATCGCCATTCGCGGGTTTTTGGGTTTCCTCGCCTTCTGTCGTTTTTTCTTTATTCTCAAGACCTTCCAGCATCATATGACCACGCGTAAGTTCAATTACAAAAATTGCAAGAAGTGGAGTAAGTAAAACGATAATCATATTCTTACTAAAGTAGCTAGTCAATAATCCAATAAGAGCCATCAAAATTATCGCATTAAAATTATGATTCGCTAAAAAACGAATAATCGCAAGTAACAGAACCACTAGACTTCCGTATAATACAAATTTATTTTGTAAAAATGGTGAATATAATAGTTTCGTAATAGGCGGCATCTAATATTACCTAAAATATTGATAAATATGATAATTAGTAATGTATATATAAAATACCAAAATATATTAAATTGAATAAAAATGTATTAATAATAACAATACAAAAATAAATATAATAAATATATTTCTTTATTTATTATAGTGTCTCTGTGTCCGCCCCCGCAGTTGTATCTGTAGTATCTGTAAAACAAATATTTAGTTGGATGGTCAATCGTGTTCATTATAATATTGGGTTGTGTCAAAAGTTTTCGCAAAACATTCACGGATATACTGAAGATAGTTCACCCGAAATAACCGATCATTATTTATGTGTATATTTATTTGATTATTTTACGCCGGACGATTTGGAATTCGCATTAATTGTTGCAGATAGATCTCATCATCAATATAATCGATGCCCATCACACACGAAACGAGTAAATCGGATAACGGTTGAAATCGTTGAAACGGAAATTCTTTCTCCTGGAGGAGAAATTGTCGCAATATATAAGACATTTTGGTTACGAATATTTCAAAAAAGGGTGAAAAAATGGCTCGCATTAAAACGCGCGATTGAAGCTGTAGTTAAAAATAATCAAATATCTATCATGTTGATGCAGCGAGAATATAGCGGAACGCGAATGAATATAAAATCGAGTGTTTTATCAAATTTATGATGTCGTGTATTTAATTATTGCGTTCACTCATGACAAATTCATACAACATTTTTCCATTCTTATGAGTATAATTGGCCGATGCTATATGTTGAGACAGTAATTGGATTAATTTTAAATCATACTGTCTCGACTCTTCTAGTGAAAATGCCTCTAATGTCTCATCGTCGTTAGATTCTGATGATAGCATCAGTTTTTGTTCTTCAATATTCGGAGAATCCTCTTCACGATTATTCGGATCACTCGCCATCACTTGTTCGGATTCGCAGTCTTCGCTGACTTGACCGAGATCTTCTTCACCAGATTCTTGGGATTCTTCGAATTCTTCGGTTGCGTCGGTTGGAACGCCAATTTCTGAGTCAGGTTCATCATGGTCGCGGGCTGGGTCTCCTGTAACAACAAGCTGTATTTCGTCTATAGGTTGTTGTTTTCCTTTATTCTGTCGTCGTAGCTCTTCAGCAATTCGTCGTTCTTCTGCCCGTCGTGACTGTTCTTCGATCTTTCTTTGTACTTCTTGCTCTTTCTTTTGTTGATCATGTGTTTTAATTACTCTTTCCATATATGTAAGAATCTTTTTGGCATGCCAATCTTTTAAGTATTCAATAAGACGACTATATTGTGTATATTGTGGGGGTAAGATATGTTGATTTTGGTTTTTGTTTTCTTGAATTCCATGTATTCTATCAAGTCCATTCACTTGCGTTGATAGTGTTTCATAGCTTATTTGGGAACGATGATGTACTATTTTAAATAATAACCTTCCATCACCTCTTGCACTACTAACTTTAAATTTTTCCAAAGAAACACCAGTAATTCTTTGGCGATTTCTATATACAGAAGTCCTCGATACGTGTTCTTTGATAACATCTTTTTGTAACTCGCTTTTCATAAAAGTCGCATCATAAGGGTCTACCATATATTCAGCGGTTAATTCCTTTGGATTTGATGGGTCAAATACTTTTTTGTTGATTAACATTCCGCTTGTAAATGTCATAATATCAGCCGAGTCAAGTTTTCGTTGGTCAACTGCAACTGGCCTTGGTTTTGCGGACAACCCCCTTTTATCTTTACAAATTTCGATGTATTGTGATTCGTTTTCAGGATCTTTACAAACGAATCTTTCCTCATTACCATCGACAAACGTATATATCGGGCACTCTAATTTCCCTTCATAATATGCGTCATCTGGAAACCCAAAATAATCATATTTTTTCAGTTCAGTTGGCGGAAGACCATTATGTTTATTTAAGAATATGTTCATTTTGATTGTGCCAAATATCATACCCCATGAATCATCTAAATTACTACAATCCGTTTGTACATCTTTGAACTGAGATTTCAATAAATTACTAAAATTTTCTGAATACGGGAATTTGAAAGTAGTCCCTGTTGCATCGGGGCGGTTGCCTCTTTCAGCAATAAATTGTTGAATTTCTTCTATGGTCATTTCTTCAATTTTAATTTGTTTATCAAATTTTTTATCTCTATAAATCAAGTCCCACGGAATGGTGGCTTTTAAGTATACACCATCTTTGTGTTTAGTAAGTACTTGTGTCGGTCTTGGTTGTCCAAGATCATTTTTAGACAATTGATAATTCGCATGAATGCCGCCACAACCAGAGACACCCATACTTTTATCATTTTGATGGTTCTCTCTTCCTATATCAAACATATTTACCAATAATGGTACAGTCATACCGCACGCATCATCAACAAGAGTGATTTCATTTTTGTTTTGTAAAATATTAAATGTTCCATTATCTGCGAACGCGTCACTAGCGTTAGCGAGTTCTTCCGACCCAGACTTTGTAGGTGTGAATCCTCTTCTATCTAATCCATTTACCCACCCCTCTTCATTTCTACTTCCAGCAGTTTGAAACATTATATTGAACGAAACTGAACAGATTTGTTATTTGCACAAATATAATTTAACAAACTAGCATTTTTCTTTATTTCAATTTTATCTTCATTATAAATTTCTATGCTAATAATGCCTAATTATCCTCATCGTCGCTACCGTCGTCATCGCTCCCGTCGTCATCGTCACCTTCGTCTGAGCTGCTGTAGAATTGATCATTCGGATCATTTAACATCAATATAATATCATCATCGTCATCAACATTATCGTCCTCACCTATGTGGGCATTAAAATCACCAGGTGAAAATGCAGCCATTCGTTCGGGAGTAATATGCGTAAGTGTATCGATTTCGTTTAATTTATTAAGAACCATTCGCATCTTCATTAATAATTTGCCTACCTTTTGTTTTTCTTTAATTATGTCTTGAATCATGTGATCTTGTGATTTATCATCTTTACCGGTTCTAGCATTCGTCGTTTTTTTATATTTTTTAGATGTTGTGATTTGTCCTTCTGGCGGCGAAAGATGATCGTGCAAAATAGAATCTAAATGTCGAATAATATTCTGTAAATAAGTTACTTGTTTGTTTTGTTCTTCAACGATTTCATCAAATAACTGCTTTGATCTCAAGTAAATAGGCATTAAATCCTTATTATTTTTAACATTCTGTCTCGTTTTTATCATTCCGAGAATAATATTAAATTTGGATACGTTTTCAACATCGCGATATCCGCTGATTTGTTTATCTCGCGCAGATAGAATAGAAATATCGTCACTCTCGCGGTCGAGGTCATTTACTCGATGAGATATTCTGGGCATTATATAAAATTTTATAATATTATATACTGCTATTATTATAATGTATCATTATTTATCGAGCATATTCCACCAACTGCATGGTTTATGCCAAAATTCTGTATAAAATATATCTGCATCTGAAATGAATGCGGCACTATAACTAAATGAACTTGCCGATGTAACCAATATGTCTGCAGCGGCCATTCCAAAATACGTATCTTCGTTCGATTCGTTTAAATGAAGTATAACATTTTCACCTAATATCGCGTGGCATGCAAATTCTGCAAAGTTTGCAATATCCCCCTGTGAATATATGTGATACATAATTACGTGGTCTGGTTTACTAATCAAATATTTATTGTGGATAGTCAATAATGACTTAATATAGTAAGCAACGGTATATTCTTCTCCGCTGTTTGGTTTCGTATCATCTATATTAGGGCGACGTATGTGAACAGCTAAATGAAGTACGTTTGAGTAATTATGTTTGTTAAATATCTCATGCTTTTTGTAAATATTGTCTCTATTTTTGTTTGCCCAAAAGTGCTTTTTAATTCGAGACATGCTTTCGCTTTTAATGCATTTATCGATATTTCTCTCGACATAATTAAAAATGTCGTAAAAATTTGGAATTATTATCTTTGTTTTGTCTTTTTCGTTTAACGACTGATTTTTATGAATAATATCGTCGTAATTCAAATAATTATCATTCATGTTCATAATATTTTCCATGTTTTTCAAGAAATTGGGATCGTTATCGTAGTTATGTGCCATCTTTTTAGGTGCGCGATACACAAACGTCGCATTTTCACAATCCTCGGCATATATACACGTCCACATAAATCTCTGATATTGTGCTCCAAAACCGTCTTCGAATAATTGATTGGAATAATACAACTTACTGGTAGTGATCGTATTTTCGAGTAAAGGCGGTTCAATAACACAATCTTTAATAGAATCCACATTTGTTTTAGACGCAAATTGCCCTTCATCATTTAATTCATATGCATTTGCGAGTGTTTTATCATGACGCTCGGACGTCAATCGTCCGATGTGACGATTTGTAATTTGATTGTAAAATCCAGATAAAAACCCGTTTGAATACCAACGATTTGCATAATCCATTTCAAAAAATTGGTTTTCACTATCATAATTACCGAGAATAAGAATTGCATTTACATCGATGAGCGAGGGGCGAAAGCTATAATGCGGCCAGTAATGACTATTCCCGTATGCAAATTGGCCGGCTTTACAAACATGCAGAGCAACATCGTATTGAATATCGCGTAGAATTTTATGACCTTGAATATTATAGTCTTTTATTGTTTCCCCGAAATTACGATTATATAGAATTTGACGAACGTTATGCCCCCGATCCCGTGCGTCCGACATCATTTTAATTGGTTTTTTAATATAATGGTCTGGAGTATGAAAAAGAAAATCGTCTTCCATGTGAACCCAATATTGCGGCTTTAACTCATTCAATTTATTCCAGATAATATTCATACTTGGGCGATGACCTTTTTCACAAGGCGTTTTCATATAAAAATCAATCCACGGATACAAAGACTTCATGCGCTCTCTATCTTCCTCACTAGAGTTATCATCAACGCAAAACCAATAATCGATTGCGGTAACGTCACGCCACATATTTATAATAGAATTTACGGTTTGCTGAAATAAATCAAAACGTTTACATGACGTAAATGTAATTATAGTAGATATATTTTTCGTTCTGTTTCGTTTAACCGTTACAAAGTATGGAGAATCCGGCGATACATGCGTATGTTGGTTTAAATAATATAATTCAGGTGATAGTTGTAATTTGAACTTTGTAATAACCGGCGTTTTAATAGAGTCATCGTTGGATTTTGTGCCTGGTGTATATTCTTCTTCGATCTCGTGTATTTTTGGAGCGGAAGTTAAACACTGTCGAACTTTATCAAATAATCTATTCCAAATATCAAAATCATTCTCTGAATAACTATCTGTTTTGGCCGCAACCACCCCTAATAAGTTATCGACGGCAAAAAATAGTCTCAATAAATCGGGCGTAGTATCTTGCTCAATAAAATCGCGATAAAATACGAAATTAGAGAATGTTGACGTCATAAAATGGTGCGCCATAATATTATTCTGTAATATCGTTTTGCAACAGTCATAACCACTTCGTTTATCAAAAATATAAAAAGACGAAATCGAGTTATTGTATTCGATAATATCCTCGTATTTATCTCTCGACAAGAATAGTTTGTCTTTCGGATTCTTATTATAATTCTTATATTTATGATAAAGCGCATTTACCATAACATGATTTCCGTCTGCTCGTAATATCTCCATAGTAGATGCGACTCCTTCTATACGCCCTTCATCATACTCCATCGTTTTACAGTAATATTTTAATGAATTATATTTGTCATTCTTGCGAGCATACAAACCGCCGAGAGATAACGCGCTATAGTACTTTTCTTGACTCCAATTATTTTGCTCAAGTACTCGAGTATACCATTCGATCGCTTTACCGATATATGCAACGCCAGCGTCCATATAACTTTGTGCACAATAAAACGCATATCTCTCGGCAAGCATTTTATCACCACTACCGTCACCTCTTTTTGAACCAGCCATTTCATCGAGATACCCCTTTTCTAGAACGGTTGCATCATTTATATATTTATTAGGGTCTTTACTTCTGTTCCCGCTGCGACCCGATTCAACATAATAAGAACCGTCGATCGAGGCAGAACTTTCTTCTTTATCGACGCACGTAATATATTCATGTAGAACACCGACAAATTTCCACCGTTTTCGGTTGTTTACAATCAGGGTTCGCAAGTAAACAAATGATTCGCCCAACTTTAATTGATATGCATCATGTGTAAGCTTGGACGGCATCATAAAATTACCGTGTATGGCATCGTCTGCATCGAAAATAAGAAGATAATCGGTTCGGTTATACGCCATCTGTAATGCAAGAGTTCTATTGAAACCGAAATCACGCCATTTAACCTGTTCTATCTCACCTGGAACACCGCGTTTTTCAAAAAATGAACGAATAATATCCATCGTATTATCTGTAGAACCCGTATCTGAAATATAATATGCATCAAACACAAAATATCTGCATAAATTATTGAGTGTTTTTTCAATAATATGCGATTCATTTTTAACAATCATATTTAAGCAAATTGTATAAGATTTAGACATTTCAGTCTTTGATTTATTAGATGTTATCGTTGTATTATTTGTTGTCGAGATCGGCTCGTCGGTTACTTCTGTAATTTTCATTATAAAATAAAAACAGCAAAGATAACCGTATATTAATAAACCAGTATAATTTGTATTTATGCTATTTTCATATTGACAACAATAATAAATAATAAATATTAAAAATATTAAATAATAATAATAATAATAGTATATATTATTTGTCTATCCCAAATCTCTCGAACATACGAATTTAAACTAAAAATAATACAAGATAAATGTCTTTTACAAGATTCCGTGACGATCCGGCTAGGATCAAGAAACAATTACAGCAAGCAACAGATGTTGGCCGATATGTGTTGAACGTTCCGGGTCCAGGAGATAAACCATTATACGTGGAGGATCCGTATGTTCGTGCTCAAATGTGGGCTGGTAATATAATGACGAATACAGTAGATATCGAAACAGAGTTGCGTGGAATGACGAGGCGTTTGAATAAGGATACTGCCGAAAATTATTATTTATCGAGCGATGCATCAGTTGCATCAAGAACTAACGAGATTATAACGTGTCCGACGCGTGGAGGCTCTGCAGTAGAGCAGTCGAGAGTAACACACCCTGCATGGTTACTGCGTGATATGGAACAAGATAATTGGAAAATGTTACATTTTGATCCGCAAGAGAATGTGTTTATGCCATTCAATAACAATCTTAGTACGAGAATTTTAGAGAAGGATCATTATACGCCATCGTTAAAAGGTATGACTAGTGGGATTGGTAGCGGTGAATTGCGTGATGATACCTATTTTGCGGTGCACCCCTCGAACCGAAATCCTGAATTAGAAGGAATGGTGGGTGACAGACGAACAACCGAACGTGGTTTAGGTGTAAATGGTTTTGGAACAAGGGGTGATTGTTCTACTGGTGATTGTAAACTCGAAGACGTTGGTGATTTCCGTCAATTTAGCGGTGAAGCGTTATTTTCGTAATACTGTTTTTATTCCGTATATATATTATATTTATCAAAGAAGATCGAGATATAATATATTTTTAATATAATAGAAATAAATTCTTATCGTTTAGTTAAATAAATATAACCTGATAGAAATGGCTGAATTAGCTGTTGGAGCATTAATATTAGGTGCTGCATATATCGCATCTAATCAAAAAAATGGAAACTTGATGACACAGGAAGGATTGACGAACATGGGAAGAACAAAGGCAAATTATTTGCCGAATACTACAATTCCAACGACAAATTATCCGGTAAATCGTCCAGAAACGGGATCAAACGTTAATGATTATGCAAATCCAAATACACCAACCGACAGATATTATGCGAGAAATGTGGATTTTGATAAAATGTCGGCGGGTGTTGCCGGAGGAGTAGGAGGTGTAGGCATATTAAGAAATATGGGAAATACAAACTCTAATAATAATGCACTCGCTCCGCCATCAAAAACCTACGATGGGGAATCGCTCGAGTTTGGTGGTAATGGTAATAGTACACAATTTGGAGACAAATACGCTAAGGACGGATTTCAATCATTAATGGGTGAGAAGATTGATGTAAGCACATTTAAGCATAATAACATGGCGCCGTATTATGGCGCAAAAATTCGCGGTGCTTCATCTGGTGCGAATATGAATGAAAATGTTCTAGACAATAAGGTTGGGACTGGGTCGCAATATGTGTCAAAGTCTGAACAAGCGCCATTATTTACACCACACAACAACCTTCATTTACCAAACGGTATGCCGAATCAAAACGATTTTTACCAGTCACGTGTTCTTCCTAGTATGAAAATATCGAATGTGAAGCCGTGGGAAGAGGTGCGTGTTGGACCGGGTTTAGATCAAGGATATGGAACGCAAGGTTCGCTTGGTTTTAATTCTGGAATGGAATCGCGAGAGAAATGGATGGATCGTAGCGTTGATGAGTTGCGTGTAAAAACAAATCCAAAGTTATCATATTCGTTGGAAGGACATCAGGGTCCTGCTGCTCATTACATACAGACTGCACCTACTGCTGAAACTTTAGGACGAATGGAGAAACATCTTCCGGATACATATTTCATTAATACACCGGATCGTTGGTTTACGACAACTGGTTTAGAGAAGGGTGAGACGTTGCGTCCGATTGAGATGGATAGAGATAGTAATCGTCAGACAACTACATCAGAGTATTATGGTGTTACTGCAACAACTGGTGCCGCCGCGATGTATGCTCCGGAGAATTATGAAGACCCAAAGAGAGAAGTGTATGACGGTAAACCGATGATTAATCCGTACTCTGCCGAGAGAAACACGGCAACAGAGGCAGATTATGGCCGTATGAGTTATAAGTTAACCCATAATAACAGAACAACAGTTCGCCCAAACGAGATGGGAGGTATTCATGGTGCGATGCGCGCGGTCGTTGCGCCTTTGCTTGATATATTAAAACCATCACGTAAGGAGAACGTAGTCGGAAACTTGCGTCCCTATGAGAATGCCAAGATGCCGGTAAGTGCGGGTGCGATGTTTAATCCGGCAGATCGGGCGCCGACAACAATTAAGGAAACAACGGTTGGTCTTGTCGGATTTGATCATTTGAATGTCGAAAGACAAGCGGCAGCCGGGTATTTAGTTTCGCAAAACACACCGTTCGAAACAGAACGAGCAACAACATCTGTGGACTATTTAGGAGGACCAGGAGGCGCAGTTACACATATGGGTAGCCAAGTGTATAATGCTGCATACAACCAGCGTAATAATGTAAATAAAACGTACAAGAATATCACCAACCATGGTGCGATGTCGTTATTCAATTCGAATACGAATGTACAAATTGATAGATTAGACGCGGATAGAATGAATCACCGAACGATGGCGCCGACAAATGCGCCGGCGATGATACCGAGTATTGATATTCACGGTAAGATGACGATGCCGCAAAGTTACGATGAAGGAAAATTAAACGAGAGAATTAATCCAGATATATTGAATGCATTTAGACAAAATCCGTATACTCATAGCTTACAGACGTATTAATTTCGAAGTTACCAAATGTAAAATATTCTATAAGTTATATATTTTCAATAGATATATTATATAACAAATTCATAGAATATTTTATTTCAATACATATAGTAGTATTTTACAATATTTTCATTATGAATATATCAAAATTTTTTGAAGATAAACATACTTTATTGTTTGCATTATTATTAGTATTATTGGTAAGCGTATGGATATCGAGAACATATAGAAATGGTGGTTTTGGTGGTTGGATCGCTCCGTCCGAAGGATATGGAAGTGGTGTAATCGAAGGGTTTACTGGTAGTTTAATTCTTCCCGACAATTCGAATCAAAACACGAATTGTAATATGATAACAGGCACAATAATTAGTGAAATGGGGTTTCCGTTCTCATTAACTACGGCACAGGCGATACCCGCCCAAGTAGCAGCCTCCGCTGGACCTCCGGCGGTAGTTGCAATTCCACCTGGTGAATTATATGTGAATTTTCCGGCAGGTTATTTTGTACCGTTACTACCAGCAGATACGGGTACATTAACAGCAAAGTTATTTGATAATACAGGACTTCGTATAGATACAGGAACGAACGGTGGAGCAATCTCATTTGATCCGACATCTTCGCCTACAAGACTAAAATACATAATCGGTGGTGGTGTAGCCGTTAATGCCGGTAGTTATATATTAAAGGTTTATAACGTTAAATTGGGTGCGGCGACCGATGCTGGAACTGGGCAAACTGGAACAATAACAGTAACAACATCAACGTCTGGATCTACAACTGTTCTTGATATATTACACCCTGCTATTGCTGCGAATAGGAGAGATTCCAGATATCCTGAATCGTGTAGAAAAATGAAAACAAACCCCACCGTAAAAGTGTATACGCCACCGAATGAGAGTGACTTGCCAAAGGTTAGCTCAGGAGTATTTATGAAATTAGTGTTTACTCTAACAAATGCGTTCACGAATGGCGATAAATTCGTAGTGCAAATTCCGGAATTATTACAGAGTGCTGGCGGAATTGGTATTGATACTGCTCGTGCAGATACAACTCCAGCGAGCATTTCATTTCCAGTTGGAACATTACAGTATTCTGCCGCAAATTTAAGCTCATCTCTTCCATCATATTTTTCGAAAAACAATATTACATTTACGCCATCTTTGCCGTCAGCAACACCATCGATACCGGCTGGAACTCAGATCACTTTAACTTTTGGTGGGTTGACTACTCCGGCGAGTGCAAAACCGCAAGTAAACGATGCTCAAATTGTGACACTAAGTTCGACCGATGTGATGATCGAAAGAGGAATATTTACATTTCCTGCGATAACTGGCGGAAGTGCCGCGGCTGCTACGTCGTCTTCGTCATCGTCAGGTACTTCTAGTGACGGAACAACGTATGTAACTTCCGCAGCATCGTCCGTTCTTATTACAGATGTGAAACGTCAAAGTCAGTGGGCGATAGATGCACAAAAGGCGTATGAAACCGCGTGGACAAAACTTAGAAATGCGACGGCGAGTGGAAAACAGGCAGCACAAGATGAATATGATATTGCAGTCAAGCTGCGTGGTCGTTTAATATCAAGCCACCCAGACTCGTGGTTTGATGGATCGGCGTGGCGGTATGGAGATGATGGTTACATTAAAAAATGTTCTGAGCCGTCGACGCTTTCGTCGAATGAAGGAAATTGCCAAAATGTGTATAAAACAGATGCAAGTGGAAATTTAGTTAAAACTGCAGATGGAAACAACATTTTACTTATGAAAAAATGTCCATGGAAGTGTAATAATCCTGGACAGTCAGGATCAGACGCCTGTAGAATTGATGCAGATTGCTTAAAGGTAATTCGATGGGCGACATATTTACCGGACGGAACACAAATCGAGAAGAATCTTCTTGCGACCACTCGCTCTAAATATGATGAACTTGCGGACGCGTCAAGTAGTAGCACATTAGATGAGAATGATATTTATCGTAGAGGTGTTACTCGTAATTTTTCGAGATATAAACGAAATGGACAGCAGCAGGCACAACAACAACAAGGAGACCAACCGAATTCAAAATATGATGATAAAAATCATCACCAGCGCGGATTGTTTGGATCTATTCGTGATGCTGCAGGAAACGTCATTCGAAGTGTCGGAAATTGGATTGACCCCGATGATCCCAATTCAAATAAACGTACAAATAAACACAACGCATATTATTATGAAGATGGAACACCTGCTGCCACGGCGTACTTAGGACAATATAACGGCCAGGCATATGATACTGAGTCGGAATATACACTTGCGGCGAAACCCACAAATTATTATTACACAACGAATTATTATTACACGGATAGTGTGGAACAAGTAAATGATGGTAAAAGCAATATGCCTGGTGCATTATCTTCGGTTACACCATACGAGCCGGCAATTAATTTGTAAAATCGTGGATTGTAGTAATATAATTATTAAAATACCAATTAAACATTATATTATCATTGATATTACATCTCAATAATAATATAACAATAATGCAATCTCTCGAACAGCATCTTTCTATCCACGAAGATATCCATAAAAAATTAGATTATTTTATTGAAAACAAAAAGATACCGAATATTATTTTTTACGGATTGCATGGTTCAGGAAAAACGTATATTCTGAACAGGTTTATTCACTCTATCTATAGTGGTAATAAAAATGCCATAAAAAATTATGTAATGAAGGCAAATTGTGCTCATGGTAAAGGTATACGATTTATTAGAGAGGAGTTGAAATTCTTCGCAAAAACGAATATAGATTTGCAGGACGGAAGTATATTTAAATCGGTAATACTGACAAATGCAGATAAATTGACGATTGATGCGCAATCTGCGTTACGTAGATGTATTGAATTATTCAGTTATTCAACAAGATTTTTTATTATAGTCGAAAATAAGGATAGTTTACTTAAGCCAATTCTCTCGAGATTCTGCGACATATATGTTCCAGAGCCAATTATAGACGGAATATCTAGAAATCTTCATTATTATCATATAGAAAATGGTTGTAATACAGTTAAAATCGCGAAAGATAGAATAAAATCCCTCGAACATTCGATTATAATCCACCCATCTTACATAAAAAAGTCTATTGCTTCATCGGAAGCATCGGTTGATTCGGACGACTTTTATCCTGAACCTGTATGTAATATTGCGAGGTTGTCGAGAGATTTGTATGAACAGGGGTATAGTGGATTAGATATTATACAATTTGTACATAATAGTAACATGATAGATATGAAGAAATATGAATTATTGATCATGTTTGATAAGGTTAGAAAGGAATTTAGAAATGAAAAATTACTAATATTATTTCTGCTACATTTTATTGTATTTCGTTGTGAAAGGAGTTTAGAAAATATATCATTTATGTAAATCGCACATATTCTAACTATTGTGAATGGACGATTATTCTGTCACGTCGTTGTATGAATCAAAAAACGAGTGGGCATCTCGGTTGGTAAATATATTAGCCCCGTTGATTCAAGAAGGATTTAAGTCTATATTTGATGAATCGATGAAATTATGTGTTGCAAATAAAGAGAGTGATAAATATTTGATGACGTTTCAGAACTTTCTCTCGAGAGTGCCGAAATGGAATCCGACGATTATTCAGCAAGAAACATCTCGAATTAAGGATAAATCGACGTGTGGATATTTAGAAGATTTAATTACGTGCGTACATATCATTCATTTGAAATGTATGACTGCGATGCGTGTAGGAAATAAGCAGAAAAAGATCGACATTAAAATTCCAGATCTCTCGAGTTTTATTCATAAGGTATATGTCAATAGTGCGCGGAAGTTATATTCGAATGTGTATATTTTTGAGAAAGGGATCCACCCTTTGAATGTACAAAGGAATAATCGCGAATTCGAGATGATAGTAAAGGAGTGTATTTTTAATACAATTCGCGATAATATTCCTGTTGAAGAGATGATTAAGATGTATTTAGAAGAAGCGATTGAGGACGTAGTCGAGATTACTGAGAATGAAGAGGTGATTAAGCAGGAGCCGATTGTGTCTGAGGAGTCGGCGAATGTATCGGCTAGGCGGCGAACGCATCATTCTACGAGACGCCGTAGAAATCGCGAAAGTAGCGATGAGGACGGCGAAATGTCGAATAATGCAGATAGTTCGCAGAGTGCGAATTCCGGTTCGATTGATCATTTAGATTTCGTAGGTGACTTAAATGGAAGTGCTGCTGCACCTCGTCCGGAAATTGATTCTGGACATTTTAGTAACAATACATCGAATGCGGGTTTAGGTAGTGATAATAACAATACTGGCGGAGTCTCATTTGGAAATAATGATATTCGAACATTCGAGACAGATTCAAGTGAACGTATAAATGAATATGCTGCACATGATGACGCTGATGACGAGGATTCGAGTGACAGGCTACAAATCGGCGGAGATATTCAATTGGATACGTTGGATATACATTCGCTGAATATGGGGCAGAATATTAATGCACCACCATTATTAGACGGTATTGAAGTATTGTAGTAATATATAATGAAATAATAACTTCATATAATTACATAATTACATAATCAGATAATTACATAATCAATAACAACATATATTTACCGTAATGGAAAAAAATGCAATTATAGTGGTTTCAATACCACTTATAATTTCATATTTGTTATTATTCGACGACGACGAATCTTGGTTTAGTAAAATAGGAATTCTCGATATATTTATTATAATAGGGTTCTTTGGATTTTTAGGAATTTCTGCATTTATTGTGTATAAGACGTATCCGAAGGTATTGGAAGCAATAAAGCCGGATAATGTCTAATAAATAAATAACAAACAATTCTTATTCGTATAAAATAAGAATTGTTTAATGAATGAGTATGTATAGAGTATAGGAATTTAGCATAAATGAACGATTTAGTTTCTCCAAACAATCTTTTTATAGTAGGTGTAGCTACTGCAGTAATTTATTTTATTATTAAATTTTTAGAGATGCGATTTATTGAAACCGAATCACAAAAACCGATGAAAGTGTTAATACGTGATACTATTGTTGTGTGTGTATCTTCTATAATTGGTCTCTACATTATTAGTCAATTTAAGATATTAGCAAAAAATGACGTATCGTCTGTTGGATCTGCTCCAGCAGTTTTTGTAGACACACCTGGATTTTAGAAATAGTGTTACAGTTAGTTATTCTTTTTATCATCAACCATAGTAACGCCATTATCATAATAATGTTTTCCAACTTCATTCAGATTGGTAAACATCATCTTCCATGCCTTAAAATAGCTCATTTCGGTGTATTTCAAATGATACTTATCGCTATCCCATTTCTCGCAAAAACGACGAACATATGGCGCAGCTACCGCATTTTTATACTGAGGCATCGACGGAAATAAATGGTGCTCGATCTGAAAATTAAGATATCCCATCACCCAAGTTACAAGAGATGACTTGGTTGAAATATTCACACTATGACGAATCGCATACTCAAACCAAAGCAAATGCTTGTCTTCTGGGATTACATCTGTGAATGTATGCGACAAAGAGAAATGTCCGAATAAATAAATAAAATTCCAGAAATTGCAAATCATTAGTAGGAAATATGCAGTAAAAATTGAATATCCGCTATATGACATAAAAATCCCCGGGATCACCGTATGTGATAAAGTCATACAAATTAATTCAAGCCATTTTACATTCATAAGTTGTTTCTTATATTTGTTCACTCTCTGTTGCGAGCTCGGTGTCGCGGACGAAATACCCAGTCCCAATACCTTTCTTGGGTGAAGATAATATGTCCAAAACAAATGAACAAAGACGCCATTTACAAGAGGAAGAAACGACCATGCTTGAAGTCTTGTCCATAATCGATTCATGTATTTCGCGGATTTTGGACCATTTGTATTTTTCTCAAAAGCTGTTTTAAAAAAAGCGACTGCTGGTGTCGTATCTAAATCAATATCATGCTTAATTTTTTGCGGGGTTGCGTGATGCTTATTATGCATCGAATTCCACACAGACGAACTCACACCACCTCCAAATCCCATCGTAATCGTTTGTATAACCCGATCGACCGATTTAATACCAGTCAAACTGGTGTGTCCTGCTTCATGTTGAACCCAACCACATCGTGTTTTGAATAAAATAAATGAAAACAAAGACGCATATGTATTATATGATGCCAAAAATGTACCTAATCCGAAATAAAATGCAATCTCCATCAACCTAAAATACACATGGATATAATCTGGTTCAAAACAACCGTTGTTGACTAGAGTTGTTCTCATTTCGCGAAAATCAGCATTTATTTCCGAATCATCTGTAGATACGTTGTTATTGTTATCATTATTTACCTCATTTTCAACGTGCGGTAAAGATTGTAAAACGCGCCTAGCATGCTTCGATCGATAATGAAATTCACGAAATGTATCCGTTGCATCGTTATTACCGGACGCATAATTTATTATATTACCCCCTGGGTGATCAAAATCGGTTATATCATACGTAGTTCCTTCGATTGTAATCGTCCTTTTTTCCTTTTGAACAACACATTCTTGAATAGTATTCTCTGTTGTAACTTCAAGATCATCATCGTCTGATGAGTCGACGGATTCTACCGTTACTTCATTTTCTTTCTCTTCGTGTACCTCTTCCTCTTCATCTACAGCGACCCCACACCCCCCCGCCAACGGACCGTCTTTATCTATCCCGTCCTCTATCAATTTTTCACGGTCGTTATCATTTTCCGTAACATCTTCCGATTTAGAAGAATGTTCACTCAGGTCGTTATTATTATTTTTTGTTAAATCCTTGGGTCTTGACCTAAAAAACGACATTTTACGAATTATACGACTAATAATAATATACTGTGATTGTGTTTATATTATATATTATTATTAAATTATATGACTATTATATACATTAAATAATAATAATAATAATAATAATAATACGCGTAAATATGATTCCAAATACACCAACACAACTGATAAATGAGTTTTTGTCAGGGTTAACTATTGCCTTGTTGTTAATACCTGAATCAATTGCATTTGCGTTCATATTAGGTTTGACACCATCAACCGGAATTCATAACACGATGGTAATTTCGGCAATAACTTCATTATTTGGAGGAATGCCCACTATGATATCAGGTTCAACCGCAGCAGTAGCAACATCTATAGTTGGAGTAAATACGATTTTAGGAAAAGAGTACATCATTCCAACCGTTATTATTGGTGGGTTGATTCAAATCATCGCTGCGGTTACTGGGTTGTATAAATATATTACGTATATTCCGAAACCAGTTATGTCAGGGTTTTTAGTTGCATTAGCGGGTTTAATCGCATTAAATCAACTTGAAAATTTTAAAGATAAAGAAGACAAATGGCTTACTGGATTAAAATTAGCAAATACATCTCTTTTTTCTATTATTTCTGCAGTTATTGCATTTTTTGGAATTATTGAAATAGGTAAAAATGATAAAAGCAGTACAAATGTTTATATTCCCGGTGGATTGATTTCTATGTTTGTAATTACGGCATTTTTATATATGTTTTCTAATTATTACGATATTGCAAATGTAAAAGATATGGGCGAGTTGAAACCATCATTACCGACATTATCTTTACCCGATTTCAAAAAGATCGATTTGAACGCAACGAATATCATTAAAATGATACCATTTGCGTTTTCGATGGCATTTGCTGGATTAATGGAATCACTTATCATGGTAAAAGATGCAGAATCTGAATTGAATATCAAAGGAGATTCATATCGTGAAAGTGTAGTACAGGGTATTGCGAATATTGCATCTGGATTAACCGGTGGATTTGGCGGGTGTGTTTTGGTCGGTCAAAGCAAATTAAATTTATTTAATGGATCGAAAACGCAGTTTTCATCAGTTATTACTAGTGTGTTATTTATCCTATTATCATTATTTGCTTTTCGTGGTATAAATGAGATACCAATTGCTGCAATTGTAGGTGTAATGGCGTTTGTAGTATATAAAACCGGCGACTGGAATAGTATTTTCAAGCCACAAGCATTCGATAAAAGATGGTTAATTACGATTATTACCACTTTGGTAGGTTTCTTCTCTGAAAGTTTAACTCTTGGAATTATTGTTGGATTAGCATTATTTAAACTTATCATGTAAAAACGTATTAAAACGAAAACATATACATATATATCTAGTATATACATTATTATAAGGCGCTCGATTAAGTCATCATATGCAGATTTTTGTTAAAACACTTACGGGAAAGACGATCACTCTTGAAGTGGAGACGTCAGATACGATTGAGTCGATAAAGGCAAAAATTCAAGATAAGGAAGGAATTCCACCAGACCAGCAAAGACTTATTTATGCGGGGAAGCAATTGGAAGATGGAAGAACACTAGCGGATTATAATATTCAAAAGGAGAGTACGTTGCATTTGGTATTGCGTCTTAGAGGAGGTGGGTCTGTAGAAACGTCAGATGTACATGTCGCAGTTATGAATGACGCTGAAATGTTGCCAAAAACACGTTCTCAAGTATTAGAGTGTGATATGTCTTATATGAAATCTGAATGGGAAGCGGATATGATTCGAGATGGTATGATGGCGATTATTGATGCAACTGAAAGTAGTATTTTAAAGAATAGAGGTGTTGATGTTTGGGAATATCTTTCGAAATACAGTCCTCCTGTTGGAGAAGGATTTATGTTTAGTCGTGATAATGTTGTAGACCAAATTGGACTGTATATGAAAGTTGGTCATTCAGGAAGTTCATATGGACATACGATGCGGCAATTGGAATTTATTGCAAAAAATGGAATCAAAAAGCATAGGGATCTATACTAATATATCGGTAATATATCGGTAATATATCGGAAAGAAATATGTAATAATAAATAATTGTGCAAATGCTGTATTATTTATTATGATAGAACATGTTATTATTTTTTGGCATGTTTTGTTTTGTTAGTTTGCCGTCTCTTGTTTTGTCTTGTTTTTTTAGACCCTCCATCATATATTGGTCCATTTTCAGCATCTTCGGCATCAAATAATTCTTGTTTTTTTCTTAGTTTTTTTGCCTGTAATCGTTGAGTTCTTCTTCGTTGGTTTCTTTTATTAGAATAACAATATTTACTTGGACTTAAATCTTGAGGGACTCTATTATATTCTATTAAATGTCGAAGTGTTTCCGCTTTATTTGCCGGTTTTATCATGATACCTTTTTTATTATATTTAACGTTTCGTTTAACGTCGATGTTTATAGAATCGGTATCTAAAAACAAATTTTCGTAGTCATCATAAGCATCATCAATATTATCATGCCACCCCTCATAAAATTCACTATCGATCTCATCAAGAGAACGAGCATTTTGTATTTCTTTAAATCTATCTACAATTTTTTCTCTCAAATGTTTATCGAGACGAGGAGTAAATATATCAGTATATGGACCGCTCACAACATTTCGATCTAAAAAGTGTTTTATAAATGTTTTGTTTTTACCATATAATGTTTGAAATAAATAATCCACCCAGTTACTAGGTAATTGAGATATTTTTAACATTCTTTTACGGCCGGTTATAATTTGATTTGGAGATACTGGACTATGAGGAAGACTACGTCTGTTCCGAACTGCAAGCATTCCGTCATATTCGCCATGATTCATAGGAGCACTATATACCCATTCATCATTACTGTATTCTGATTGAACACCGATATCTGGATTGACATTTAAACCGTCAGGATATATTCTTTCTAAATGTCTCGGTTCAACATTTATTTCGAATCGGTTAGGGTGTGGGGGTGTATCTGAATGAGGATAAACCCACCTTGTCGAAATTGGTACAGGAAGATCTTCATCATAATTGCCTCTTCCTCTACACGCAGCTGACATATTTACTTTATGATAAATATATATATTATATTAATAAATGGATAGATAATTATGTTATGTTTCATAAAGAAACTTACAATAACTCGCAATAGCAAGGTAACGTATCGACATTAATAAAAATGTGAGTGTTTTTGCCGTCTTTTAAGAACTTCGCCGCCGTAGTTGCATGTTTTTTATATTTTTTATATGTTATTTTGTATTGATCAAATAAAGGATCTGTAATTTGTGTAGAAGGAACGTGATTATGAACCGAACGCGCAATCATTTTATATAATTTAAAATCAGGATAACGCTCTTCACCGCTTGATTTGTATAATACATTTCGCCCCTTGTCGTCGATTGTCCATTTAACGATTAAACTGACTACTGGATCTTCCTTGCATATTTTTTCTACTTTACGAATATCATGAATAAAGTAATCGAATAAAGCGCATGCAAATCTACATAAATCAAAACTGTAATTAGGTTCAACAACTGGCTTATTAGGGTTAAAATATGGACCAAAATTATACTGCGTTGCAGCGTCACCTTTAAAATTAAAACTGTCGCTGCACATTAATTCTCCGCGGAATTTATATATCGATCGACCAAAATCAATTATTTTAAAAATTCGACCATATGTTGGAACCTTGTAATATTGCTCGTTATATAGATAATAAATAAACTCTTCGGTGGTTTCAATAAACATAACATTATTTGTGTGTAGATCGTTATGCGTAAAATGAAACATGTGTTGGTAAATTATCAGAGTCATAATAACCTGAAATAAAATAGATACCCATTCTTCGCTCGTAAGCTCGTCATTCATCATAATATTATCTAGAGTAGAAACACACTTTTCAAGTAAAATCGCCTGAACTGGAAAATTCTTGATTTTTGCAATAACCTTTTCATCGTCGCTATTATAGCTTTCATCGTCGTCGCCGCTTTCGTCACCGCTTTCGTCACCGCTTTCGTCACCGCTTTCATCGCATTCGCCGTGTTCTTGACTTTTGTCATCTTCTCCACTTTCGTCGTCATCATTTCCCTCTTCACTTTTGTTATCATTTTTATCTGACCCATCGGTAAGCTCGTTATTTTTTAAAGACGTAGGAGAGTTATTATTATCGATCTTACCGTCTTCTTCATTATCGCTAGTGGAAAAAGTAGTATTTGATGATTGAGATAATGAAGAATCAGAATCATCGTCGCTACAATCATCACGAGAATCGTCATTATCATTACATTCTAACTCACCCGCGTAGATTTTATTGCTGCTGTTGTGAGTTTTCGATTTCAAATGGATTGGATAAGCTATTTCGGTTGTTGCCGCGCTATCGCTGGGCGTATTCATTTCGGTATCTTGATCAAATGGAATATCGATCAATATTTCAAGTGAAGACGTGTCGGTATACATGGTATCGTCTACATATTTGTTTGAAGTATCGAGAGGAGTTGTTGAATCGAGCGGCATATCAAACGAATCAGAATTATTTATAGACGTCGTTATATCGACAGTTTCTATAGAATTTACTACACTTTTGTGAAGAGATTCGTCGTAATTATCATGATCTATGAAATTACTGGACAATCCGATCATTTTTTTTAATTTTGTGCGAATATTTAATGCGCGTTGAATACTCATCTCTTCGGCAGAGGTTTCGTTATAAACTTCCGGTCTCGGTTCTGTTCCATCACTATTATCATCATATGGAAAATCTAATGTAAATAATTTCTCTTCTTGTGTATTAAAAAAATCACAACCAAGTAAATAATCAACATCATCGTAAATATTTGTAGAAAATTCACTCTGCCTGCATAAATAAGTTCCATAATAGTCTATACCATGTACATTATTATGATCATGTAGTGTTTTACTGGTCAAATATGAAAAAAATCCATCGACATATGATGCATTATTTTTATCCAACATCTTCTCATTACAATTACTTTCTGTGGATAATAAATTAGGTAATGTATTCGTTCGCGTATCGGTAACGTCATATTTTCCAGATAAATATCGGATTGGGTCAAGAAGTGGTGAATATTTTACAAAAATAGGAATATTTTTTGAATTTCCATTATCATCGGCGATTGTTGTTTCTAAATAATTGGGCGACAGTACAGGTACTTCACCTTTTGAAGCTTTATCAGAACTGTCATTAGCATTATTATCAAATTTATCGCCAATATTTTGTATATAATATGTTTGATTCAATTGTAATTGATTAAAATTGGATTCATTCAAATCAAAAAAACGGGTATATATCGGATTATAATTTTGAATATCGAATAATAATGCTGCTTCGACCCTTTCTGGTGTATGCTTATGCTTTCGATAGTGAAATTGTATGCCAGCTGATTTCACATTTTGTTTGTTTGTTGGAGAAGACGATGACATTTCCTAAATGATAGAAGAGTTAATAATTATCTTAGATATGAATGATAAATAGAATATTTATATCTAATTTAAACGGACATTTCGGGTGGTTTTGATATTCGTTCGTTTATTTATGTTCGTTAAATAACATATAAATTATTATATTCTAATTTTATACGTTAAGGTTTAGCCAGAATATTAGAATAGATAAATCGTACGAAAAGCTATTACATATTTAACGATGAATTTAGAACTCGCAAAATTCGATATGAAGGCGATCAGTTTTCGACCTGACGAAAATAAAGGACCGGTGATTGTTTTAATTGGACGTCGTGATACAGGTAAAAGTTTTCTTGTTCAGGATCTTATGTTTCATCACCAAGATATTCCTATTGGGACGGTTATTTCAGGGACAGAAGCAGGAAACGGTTTTTTTGCGGCACACGTCCCAAAATTATTCATTCACGATGCTTATAATACTGCAATTATTGAAAATATTTTAAAACGCCAGAAAGCGGTTCTTAAACAAGTGAAAAAAGAACAAGAAGCTTATAAAAAGTCGTCGATCGATCCGCGAACATTCGTAGTATTAGATGACTGCTTATATGATAACAAATGGACAAAAGACGTCATGATGCGCTTACTCTTCATGAATGGACGTCATTGGAAGATTATGTTAGTCATCACGATGCAATATCCTCTTGGTATCCCGCCAAATCTCCGCACAAATATCGACTATGTTTTTATTCTTCGAGAGCCCTATATTGCGAATCGTAAGCGAATCTATGACAATTATGCGGGTATGTTTCCAACATTTGAGAGCTTTACTCAGGTAATGGACCAGTGCACCGAAAATTATGAATGTCTTGTCATAAATAATAATGCGAAATCAAACAAATTGCAAGATCAAATATTTTGGTACAAGGCACAGCAGCATGGTCCATTTAAGTTGGGAAGTAAGGAGTTCTGGGAAATATCGAAAAATCTTGGTTCTGACGATGAAGACGAAAAATCATATGATCCAGCTACTGCGAAGGGTAAAGGACCGAAGATTAATGTGAAAAAGAGTAAGTGGTGAGTTGATTTCGACGATTCCGCCTGGTTTTTGAGTTCATACTGTTGTTGCCATATTTACTAGATCCACCAAGAATTGCACAGCGTATTCTTGATGGTTTATTACCCGCGACAGGACTATGAGCGTGATACACATCATGAAAAGAAACAAACTCACCAATATTTGTTGCAGTAATACCGCGTGCAACTGCCGTTTTTTTCTTACGCGTCATAGCATCACCAAGTGTGATATTTATTTTTGCAGCAGAACCAACCGGAACAGCGCTGTAAAGCAATATCAAACGAGCAATTTCGTCGTATGATTTGTTTGCACGCCGACATGATATATTCGCCGCTTTCATATTTGCCTTGAATGTATCATAATCAAAGTCTAGTGTATGAATATGATGGATAGGTTGTTTTTTATCTTTATCTGGAACAATATTGACACCCCATATTTCTTCATACGCCCATATCATCTGTGGTTGATCCCAATCAGGATAACTATTGGACGTTATTGCATTATCAATAAGGGACGCAAATACAAGACAAAAATGAATATTTCGGCGAACCATTAATTTGGACTTAGATTCGGTAGATAATCCATGACTATCTACGAAACGGTCGACGATACGCGAATTTCTAGAGCTTGGTTCATTTTCAACCAAAAATGGCAAACTATCCGTTTGAGTGAATAGCCCCACGAATCTATCATAGAGAGGTTCTAAATATGCTTTACTTGTTATTTTCGAGAGAAATGTTCCTTGTCCTGTTTTCATACGAAATGCGGATTGTCTCGATCTCTTATATTTCCATATTTCTTCAAGTATCATATCCTTATCGGTTATATCTACAACACGTCCAAAATCGATCGCTCGAACATTATCCTTATTTTCCTCATCAATAAACCAATTACCCTCATGCGCATCAACCAACTGTTTTTTCATCTTTCGCATACACAATAACTGTATTGCGCCCGCGCCTCTTGCAGCGGCGACCGTTAGTGTATCGTTTGTGAGACTTGATGTCACTTTATAGGTATTATCTCCCGTTGATTTTGAACGGGTATCGTCACCTACCATTTCCATAAACATCATGACTACCGATGTTTTATGTGCGATAATTTGAGATGCAAAATATTCAAACACGCGAATAACTTTTGCGCGCTTTGCTGTATTTGCTTTTTGCTGTATTGCGGTAATCATCTCTTGGATATCCAGCTCATCAAGCTCAATCAAATCACCTACAAGTGATGGAACCATTTTTTCTCCGAGATGAAATGTTTGGTACAGTTCATTATGATTTTTTTGCTCTACTGTAATTTCAGATGCTTCTAAACTAGATTTTCCGATTTCATTATCCGGATCATCTGAATCGTATCCAGGATCTGTTGGTAAGACAAGTTCAAGATTGTCTAAATCTGCATCATTTGGATCGTTCTGTTTCATTACTATTTTAATAACCAACGTAGAAACGACGACTCCACCGCTTCCTGCCCTTATCTTTTTTTTACCGCTTACACCGATATTATCACTTCGAATGAATATATCGCCATTTGCATCGATTAATCCACCAGGACGATGTAATGTAAAAATAAAACCGGCCATCGAACTAAATGTAAGAGGATTTATAACTGTATCTGGGCGAAGCATCGCCTCAATAATACATTTGTTTAATGTCCGTTTATTTGAACAAAAATATATCCCGCCACCTAGCATTATATTAAAATTGGGTATTCCTAATATAATGATATATAATCATATAGTCATGAATGATCGTTATTTTACTCATCAGTTTCTGATGTCTTCTTCATTTCAGTCAATTTGGAAAGTCCGTGATCACCGTACTTCTCCATCACTACATCATCACTCTCAAACAGTTCTTTGCGAATATCCTCGACAGTCATCGAAACGGACGGTGTCTCATCTGAACAACCAAATGTATCAGAAGAATATGAAGGACTATCATTTACATTCGGCTTGTCAACTACATCAACTAAAGTAGAACCGTCCCTTGCCAACATTTGCGTCAACTTATTTCCACTCTCCTTCGCCAACTTCTTATTTTCCTCGATCGCCTTCGCCTTCGTCTCTTTGACACGCTTCTCAAACTCATTCTTTGCCTGCTCCTCGTTCTTCTTCTTCTCCGCCATCAACTGATTCAAAGTCTCCTCCATATACTCAACACGACCGGTTTTGTATGCCTCTGGGTGAAATGGAACCCACAATCCGACAGGGCCAACAAACACATCGTGATTTGGGTCTACCTCCCGCAACATCTGACAACGCAACTCAGCCTCCTTTTGAGATCCAAAAACACCACGAACTTTAAGACCACGAACCGATGTCTGGAAACTATGCTTTTCACCAAACTCATTATCCAGCTCATCTTCGTGCTTATCCAAAAATGTCTTATACTCATCATAAATATTCGACTTCTGAAGAATATCCTTTTCCTCCTTTGCAAACTCCTGAAAATCTACAGTCAACTTTTCAAATTCAAGGTGATGCTTAAAGGACACAAAATTCAAAAACTGGATAAACTTCTCCATCGACTTTTGATAATCCCAATAATGCAAAAACTTCTCGAAGAAGAAATGATCCTTCTGCTTCAAAATAGACTCCGGTGAAACAAATGAAAGACATGCATACTTTTGACCTGCAATAGGCTTATCCTCCTCCAGAAGATCGACATATTTAGGATTGATTTTTCCATGCTTGTCGGTTTGAAGCTCAACTCCTGCAGGAGCGCTTCCAGATTCAGAATCAGAACGAAACATCGAGATTAGATATGTAATATATACTAATAGTAGTTTTAAGTGTTTTAAACGCAATCAATAATATTATTATGTATGAACATAAATAAATATAATAATTTTCTTTCTATTATTTATAATAATAATTTCAAATGACTGCTGGTGTTTTTGATTTAGGCGAACTCGTCAAGAGAACCATTAAATATTTGGTTGAAGGAGTTATGGTTGCTATTGCTGCATACGCCATTCCTAAACGCGGACTTTCCTTTGATGAGGTCGCGTTAATTGCTTTAACTGCTGCGGCAACATTTAGCATTCTCGATACTTATGTTCCCAGTTTAGCCGTTTCTGCTAGAACCGGTGCCGGTTTCGGTATTGGTGCCAACCTCGTCGGTTTCCCAACCCCTCTTCGCGTATAATTTGTAAATAACTCTTTCGGCTAGCTAGCTCTAGCCATGTATTCCACATGAATAATGTGGCAAATTATATTTCTATATATTAACGTTTATGTCTATAATATATAGATTTTAAAGATTATGATTATTTTACCACTACAGACATTCATAAATGAAATAAAGGATCGATTCGGATTCGGGAATCCATCATCTAAAAAGGAAAGTGGTGCTGTTACAGAAATACGTAATAAAATAAATTCATATTATCACAATATTGTCGAACGAGACCCCGATCGAGAACGGTTCATTATCGTATTTATTATTATTTACATTATCATTTTAATCGTTCAAAAAAAACGATTTTATTGGTGGTATCCGTCCTTTAATCTTAATGTTAGTTTAGGACATTCATATCCAGATAGTCAACAAGAAATCGAAATTATTATGCGCGAATATATTTTAAAGCGTATGCCAAGTGATACATCTTTTTTTAGATTAACCGATGTTAGTCCCGCTTATGCATTTGAAGCAATCATCTCTCCAGATGAAATGTCCGTTGACGAAATGGGGAGAATTATGACTGGCGCTCGGGTAGTAACAATAACGCGTTTATTTAAATTGTTATATAACCGTGCAAGACCATCTCAAATTGCGCCGGATATTATTAATAAAGAAAATGGCCGGTTAATGATTTCTGAAACAGCTGATACACCTTCATATCCGTCAGGTCATGCACTTCAATCCTATTATTTGGCAAGAATATTATCACGAAAATTTCCCGCCAAAACCAAGGCAATTATGGACATGGCGGCGAAGTGTGCGAATGTTCGTATTATGGCTGGCTTGCATTATCCAAGTGATCGCGATTTTGCGTGGTGGATTGTCGATAACTATTTAGTTGATGCATAGATTGTTGTTATTGTTACGGTTTTGTATGCAATCCCTTTTTATTTATTGTTTTTTTTACTAGATTTAAAATCATATTATTGTAATTTACAAAACGCTTTTCGATATCACTATAATCAGGTCGTTGTGAAATGCAAATTGGCGTAATTAAATACCATCGATCTATATTTTGAAGTTTTTTCCAGTAAATATCACATGCATATTTTGGTTTATCTTGTGGATTGTATGTAAACAAGGCGATGCCGTCTTCAAAATTATTAAGAAGTTTATCATAGTATTCGCGACGAATGATATAGCTTGTGCAACAGTTGCAATTTGCAATCCGAAAACACTCTGGACCTTCAATCTTATACGGTGCATAATTATTTCCGGATAATAATATTACGTCCCATTCGTTTTTGTATTTCGATAAGAATAAATTCAATTGATGGATCATAACTTCCGGATGTATAAATTCTGCATCGTCCTCGCAAATAAATACATATTCCCAGTTTTTTGCTTTTGCAATACGTATGCACTCTGCATGACTTTTCGAACAACCAAGAGCACCGTTTTGATCATCTTTTATCGCGGAAAACCTCTGTACAGTCTGAAATGTATAATCATTCGGATATAATGAATGTAATTCCGTAATCTGTTTCTCAAACAAGTTACGTCGATCAACACGCGAATCTAGATTAATAAATATAGTGTGTTTTATCACATCTCCTATTTTACATATAGGTGGTGGCTCTGGAACTGTGTTCTCATGCTGCATTAATTATAATTATAATTATAATTATGTATTATTATGTATTATTGAATATTATGTATTATTACATTTTATATGTTTAAATTAAATATAAAAATGTAATAATACATAATATAAAAATAAGATGTTACATTCCAATATAATAATCGCAAGAATCAAACTCAAAACAACGAAAGAACATGATCAGCGTTAATATAATGGGTGGATTGGGGAATCAATTGTTTCAGATTTTTGCCACTATTGCAACTGCGTTACGAAATAATGATACATTTTTTTTCATGCGGTATATTGATTTACCTGGTAATCCAGGTCATCAAAGAAAAACACACTGGAGCACATTATTAAAATCACTACAGCCATACATGACCGAAGTAAACGAAAAAACAAATTCGGCATTTCAAGCTCTTCCCATCTGGAAAGAGAAGTCATTTGAATATAAACAATTGCCGACAAATACAAGACATTTGGATAAGCCACTTCGTTTGTATGGTTATTTTCAGAGTGAGAAATACTTCGTAGACAAATATCAAGATATTTGCAATATTATACAATTGAATACAGAACAAATGAAAATAAAATATGAATCTGTTGCAGAAGAGTGGGCATCAGAGATACACGGTAGTCATTCAAAATCGAGACAATTAATAAGTATGCATTTTAGAATAGGAGATTGTGTATATAATCCACACATACACCCAATATTAAATTTAAAATATTATAAAAATTCGTTGAATTATATCATTTCGACATTACAATCGAATATGCCAATATCAGTTCTAGTATTTTATGAACTATGCGATAAAACTGCTGTGTATAAAAATGTCGCAGAATTGAAACATGAATATTGTGAACATGATATAAATTTTCATTTTGTGAATACTGAAATAGAAGATTGGAAGCAAATGCTAATGATGAGTATTTGCGATCATAATATTATCGCGAACAGTACATTTAGTTGGTGGGGTGCGTATTTTAATTCAACTCCGAAAAAAGTTATATGTTTTCCGAATGTTTGGTTTGGACCCGCCGCTTCACATAATACGTGTGATATGTATCCAGAAACATGGGTAAGAATTATGGCGTAGGTATAAACTCCCAATCCAGTTCAATACATATTTTCTTCCAAATTTGATCTTGTTCGATTCGTTTTTCGCGATCTTTCAACATCGGAAAATAGGGGAGAAATTCGCGTTCTTCCAACAATTCGCATAATTTATAAACAGTATAATAATAATTCAGGAAATTAACTCGGTCATCTGGACAAAATTTCGCATATGGTCCTTGTATTTCCATAAATAAATTGCATAATCGGTCTTCAAGATCGGGAGTCATAACCGGAGGTTTAATCCCTAATTTATCTTTAATAAATGGAATGTGTTCATAATATTTATTAAATCCGAGTTTTTTCATAATCTCTTTGGCTTTCTTATCGGTGAATTGAGAGATTTCGATCCTCTCTTTTTTTATCTGCTGTTTAATACTTTCAATAACATTTTCAGGGATAGACGTGGTTTCTTTTGCTTGAAATTGCGCCAAAATTTCGCGAAAATGATTAATGCGTTTGTATGCATAAAAACATGCTTCTTTTGGTGGTTCTTTATACGACGGTTTTTCGTTATCGATTAAAAAGATTACATGTTTTGCGCAATGGTTACAAACCATAATTCCTTCACTCTCAACAGGGATCATTTCGCCTTGTGAGCAAAACTGGCAAATATCAGTTGGGTATACGTATTTAGAAATATCAATATAATTATGATCGATATTCGAAAGGTATTTTTGTACATTATTATGGGCAATCATATGTAATTCTTCAGCCTTTTTAGCATCAGGTAATTTAAAAAATGCATTTAATGACTTGGTTTTGGTAGACCCGCCGGTTGTGATTGTTTTTTTATTCTCAAAATATTCGAAAATGTATTCACTATTGTTCAAATAGTAGCTTTTATATGTTTGTTCATGAGTCTTTATTGTATTATTTATCTCTTTAATCCTATCTCGAATTTCCATTAATTCGTCGATTGTTACAGTTTGTGTAAGTGTTGATGGTATTTCAGTTCCACAATATTCGACTTCAGATGAATTATTATTACTTGCATTATTATTATTATTCTCTGGATTACAGAAAACGTTTTTTATTTGTGAAAGCCGATTTTTTAGTTTCATTTTTTCCTTTTGGAGTTCGGGAATTACAATATCTTGAATATGTTGATATCCTGATTGAATTTCTTTATGTTTACTATCAAGTGTAGTTATACTTTTTTCATCTAGAACAATCTTTTTGTTAGGTTTGTATTTAAATGACGACATTATTAATAACGAATAAGAAAATACGAATAAGAAATTATGAATAATAAATAACGAATAAATTACGAATAAGAAATAAGAAATAAACAACGATTATCAAAACAACAAAAACAAACTTTAGACAATATTACGCGAATGAAATACCGATGTCTATTGTTACAAATGTGGTTGTTGTGTGTATGTATGATTTTTGTTTTGTATAAAATCGTATATAAAATGCGATTGATTTATAATTATGAAATGAGTTATAAAGAGATTTAGTAATAATTATTTAATTCGTATTCGAAACTTCTTTTATGGTTGATCGATAATATTTAGGAAAACGGTTATTTTTCGTATAATGTGTTAATTTCTAAATTTTTTTTCTTGTGCAATATTATAACAAGCAATTTACAATGGGTGGTGGACTTATGCAACTTGTCGCCTATGGCGCACAGGACGTTTACCTTACGGGTAACCCTCAGATTACCTTCTGGAAGGTTTCTTACAAGCGTCACACGAACTTCGCTATGGAGTCTATCGAGCAGACTTTTAACGGCCAGGCCGACTTCGGTCGTCGCGTGACTTGCACCATTTCTCGTAATGGTGATTTGGCTTACCGCACTTACCTTCAGGTTACCCTGCCCGAGATCGGTCAGAACCTTAAGAAGTCCGCTGACAAGGGTGTTTATGCCCGTTGGCTCGACTTCCCCGGTGAGCAGCTGATTTCTCAGGTTGAGGTTGAGATCGGTGGCCAGCGTATCGATCGCCAGTACGGTGATTGGATGCATATCTGGAACCAGCTTACTATGTCTACCGAGCAGCAGCGCGGTTACTTTAAGATGATCGGCAACACCACTCAGTTGACCTTCATCACCGACCCTCTGTTCAACGCCATCGATGGCCCTTGCGATGCTAACGCCCCTCGTCAGGTTTGCGCTCCCCGTAACGCTCTCCCCGAGACTACCCTTTATGTCCCTCTGCAGTTCTGGTTCTGCCGCAACCCCGGTTTGGCTCTTCCTCTGATCGCTCTTCAGTATCACGAGGTTAAGATCAACCTTGATATCCGCCCCATCGAGGAGTGCTTGTTTGCTATTTCTACTCTTAACTCTGCTGCCGTCACCGGTGATGCCGCCTTTAAGACCGTTTCTGCCTACAACCAGTCCCTCGTTGCTGCTTCTCTCTACGTCGACTACGTGTTCCTCGACACCGATGAGCGCAGACGTATGGCCCAGAACCCCCACGAGTACCTCATCGAGCAGCTTCAGTTCACCGGTGATGAGTCCGTCGGTTCTTCTTCCAACAAGATCAAGCTCAACTTTAACCACCCCGTTAAGGAGCTTATCTGGGTTGTCCAGCCCGACAAGAACGTT